CCCGGCTCAACGGGTTCCTCGAGCGGTTTCGCGACTTCGTAGCAGCGGTTCGGGAGGACGACTCAAAAACAACGTGGGCTCTATACGGGGCGAGTAAACCGGAACCCCCCGAGGGGCAGGCCACCAAGCCGGCCTAGCGCGTATCGTCGACGGCCCCGACTAGACCGGCCGCCAATGGGGAAGTCCCGTAGGGAGCCGTTTAGGCGGCCCCGCGGAGGTCGCGGGCCTCGTGCTGCTTGACTGGATGCGGCGCGTGTAGGCGCGGGTGGATGTCGAATTGTCTAGACACGATGTCTAGACACGGTAGAGTCTACTCATGAGCAACGCAAAAGGGTCGGTCGAAAACGCTCGAATCGTAGCTGAGCGCGAGGCGCGCGAATACAACGAACCCGCACCCGGGTGCTTTACCGCTCCCTGGTGCTTTACCGCGACCGAGGTCGCGTGGTGGGACGGGAAGGCGTGGCGACGAAAGGTCGTCCGGACCGAGAAGGCCCTCGAGCGACTCGTCGAGAAACTAAACGAAGCGGGTGTGTCGGACATTAGGACGCGGGAGGCGGACGTATGAACCAATTCGAAACTATCGAGATTCGGAACCGGGTCTCGCTCGTCGTGCTGGCCGCGAACCGGCTCCGGGAGGTTCAGGAGGCGAAGTTCGGGGCCGCGACATGGCGGTATGGGCTCGACGACTTCGAGCTCCGGATCCAGTTCCTCGTCGATCGCGTCGTGTATGTGGTCCAGATCGCGGGACTCGAGGAACGCGCCAGCTCGCCCGACGCCGCGATCGAGCAGCTTCTGCTGAGGATCTCGGCCGCGACCACGACCGCGCTTTCGCTCGGTCAAATCCGATAGAGAGGTCAAACCGTTTTAACGAAGGTGGAGGCTGAAGATGAGTCACGAAGTTGAATCGATGTTTTACGTGGGCGAGACGCCCTGGCACGGGCTCGGGGTTCGGCTCGAGAGCGCCCCGACGACCCGCGAGGCGATCGTGGCGGCTGGTCTCGACTGGGAGGTCGGGCAGAAGGAACTCTGGACGGTTCGCGAGGCTGGTCCGATGGACGATGGCCGGGATTCGATTATCGACCAGAAGGTTCCGGCGCTCGCCAACTACCGAACCACGGACGGCCGAATCCTCGGGGTCGTGGGCCCTGGCACGCACCCGCTCCAGAACCGCGACGCGTTCGCGTTCTTCGATCCCTTCCTCGCCTCCGGCGATGCCGTTCTCGAAACCGCGGGATCACTCCGGGATGGCGAACGGATCTGGGCGCTCGCCCGCATCAACCGCGATCCGTCGGTCGTGGTGCCGGGTGACGAGGTCCTGAAGTACCTGCTGCTCTCGAACAGCCACGACGGGAAGGTCGCGGTCAGGGTCGGGTTCACGCCCATCCAGGTCGTGTGCGCGAACACGCTCGCGCTCGCGCACGGAGCCGGCGACGCGCGCAAGACGCTCCTGAAGATCCACCACACCCGGAAGGTGAAGGAAGCGGTCGTGGCGGCCCGTGACGCGATCAACCTCGCGGACCGAACCTTCGAAGCGACGGCGGAGCGGTACCGGTTCCTCGCGAGCCGACAGATCGACCGCCCGTCCCTCGAGCTGCTGGTCCGCCGGGTTCTCTCGCCGGCGACCGGTCAAGAACTTCCGGGGGCCTCCAAGATCACGCTCCCGAAGGTCGTTCGGCTCTTCGAGCAAGGACGCGGCAACCAGCTCCCGGGGGTCGCCGGCACCTACTGGGCCGCCTACAACGCCCTGACCGAGTACCTCGCGTACGGACGCGGGAAAGATCGCTCGCGTCGTCTCGACAACCTCTGGTTCGGCAGCGCCGCGAATCAGAACGACCGCGCCCTCACGATCGCGCTCGAGATGGCGAAGGCCGCCTGATGGAACGCTGGGACGTAAAGCGCGAAGGACAAGAGCGGTCCTTCGCGCTCATGAACCGGCAGGCTGACGCGGAGCTGCTCGTGGACCGGCTGAACCGCACGGTCGCGAACACTGTTCTGTCGGCCAAGTTTTACGCGCGCCGCAGGACCGCGGTTGAGCTGCTTCGTCAGATCGTAGAGATCGGGCGAGGTGGAAAGTGAAGACCCACATCCCGGTACGGTGGCCGCTCGGTAATACGACGATCCGGACCTACTGCGGCCGGGTCGTTGCTGCCTCGAGTTGTATTAACCGGAACAACCTCATTGACGACGCGACCTGCCGCGCTTGTCAGCGGTCTGATGATCGTCGTCGTCGACAGATCGTAGAGATCGGCCGAGGTGGAAAGTGACTCCTCAGAAGACTCACCTGCGGGACGGCCAACCGATCATCGTCCACGGCGAGCCCCACTACAGCGCCTATTGCGGTCGGTTTCTCCCGGAGTGGTGCTTCATCGGCCCGACCGAACTCGTCGACAACGCGACCTGCCGGGCATGTCAGCGCGCGGACGATCGCCGACAGGTCGCCGACTACCGCCGCGCCAGAACGGAAGCGAAGGTGGCCGGTAAACCGTTTCCGGAGGACCAATGAAAGACGATCCCGACTACTCGCGAGCGCTCGCGCTCCTGATGACCGACCAGGCCCGGATCGCGCGCGAAGCCGGATATCCGGCCGGTTGTAGCCAGGTCTGCTGGTGGGGATCGATGTGCCCGCACGGCGGTCGGCTCCTGCTCGGTCCAGACGGATACGGGCGCCCGAACCGCAGCGTTTGGGCGAAGATCGCCGAGGCTTGGAAGACCGCGATTCGGTCGCGCGGCGGCACGATCGGGGTCGCCCACACCGAGTCCGGGGACGAAGCCATCTACGGGTCGACCGACCAAGAAGAGCCAAAAGGTTCGTGATGAAAAACTTTCTGTATCGAGGGCAGCAGTTTCGACTGAACGATCCGACCGTCATCGGCCGCTACGACACCCGTATGCTCGTGCGGGACGCGTATCGGTGGTGCTTCGAGAGGCATCCCGAATCGAAGTCGATTCTCGATCGCCTCGCGGCCGCGAAGGACGTCGTCTGGACCGTCGCGTATTCCTACGGGGACTCAGATTCGCACGGTCACGGCGAGCACGACCGGTACGCGGGCGGTCATACCGTTGTGGCAGAGTGGTGTGGGATCGAACTGAAGTTCGTTCAGAGTGGTGACTCGGCTCCTCTATTCCGGGCTGAACAGATCGAGCTCCTCAACGCGGATAAGTTCCCGGACGTGCCGGGTCACAACGTTTTCACGTACGTGCCGAGATGAGCCCCCAATACCTGTACGGGACGACAGAACCGCTGACGCGCAAGCAGGAGCAGGAACTCTTCAGGAAACTAAACCAGCGGGATAGGAGTGCGCGCGACGAGCTCGTACGCCGGCACCTTTGGGTCGCGTCCCTGACGGCTCGCCGGTACCGGTTCTTCGGGATCCCGGTCGACGACCTCGTCCAGCATGCGGTTGAGGGAATCCTGATCGCGCTCGAGTCGTTCGACCCGGCCCGCGGGATCCGGTTCTCGACCTACGCGACAACCGCCTGTAGCTCGAAGGTTCAGGACGCGGTCTTCCGGCTTCACCGGTGCGTCCGGATCGGTCAGAGCGCTCGGGAGCGGGCCGCGCTCAGGTGGTGGCGGAAGACCAAGAGCCAATCGCCCGACGAGATGTCGGAGGCGGCCCGGATGCCGATCGGGCGGGCCCGCGCACTCCTGCCGCTGCTCGCGACCCGGTCGATCTCGACCGAAGGTCCGGCCCGCAATGGCCTCGAGGGCGTGACGTTTGGTGACTGCCTCGAGAACCCGTCCGGGAGCCCCGAGGACGCGCTGGGGGATCAGGAACGGCTCCAGCTAGGCCGGGAGGCCATCAGGCGCTTCCGCAGGTCACTCGGGCCGCGGGATCGGGTGATCTTCGACGCTCGTTGCCTCGCGGAGGATCCCATGACGCTCCGGGAGCTCGGGGCGCAGCTCGGGGTCTCGCGGGAACGAATCCGGCAGATCGAGGTCCAGCTCCGGTGTAGGCTTCGGGAAGCTGTCCTGGAGGCGACGAATTGTCTAGACACCGTGTCTAGACACGCTAGTATTGGATCATGACCGACGACACTATCGAGAAACGAATCAAGGCGTTCGAGGCGGCTCGCCGAAAGGCTTCGCGTCTCCTTCACGCGGTCGCGGACGGCGCGGACCCGAAGCCGCTCTACAGGGCCGTCGAGGCTGCCTACCGGGCCGGTAACCGACTCGTCGGGCACGAGCCTTCCGAGGTTCGAGACTTCCGCTGGGCCCAGATGAGCGCGATCCAGTCCCGGATCGGCTGGGCGATTCAACAGGGCGCGGTAGCGCGTCAGCACGCGAGGAACGCGGAACTCCGCGAGATTCTCGGGAGAGCGTCTTGATCGCGATCGGAACCCCGGTCCTTTGCCGGGTTAGGCGTTCGGTTGGGTTTTCGATGCCGGGTAAGGTCGAGAAGCTTTACGGGAGTTTTTCCGGTCAACTCCAGTACGGGGTCAGGACCGAAACCGGCACCTACATGATCTTCTCGGATCAGGACGTGTTTTCGTGAGGCTCGCGGACCGCCCTTACCGGCTCGTCGTGAAGCCGGTTGCGGCCTACGGGTTCGCGTTCGACCTGAAGGTCGAGTCGGTTCATCAGGCGAAGGAAGCGCTCGTGCGGTGGCAGGCCGAACGCGGGATCGGTCCCGCCGATGTCCGGCGCGGACGCGGCGACTATACCGGGCACGGCGACGTCCTGGACCGCGAAGGGTGCTTGGTCGCCCGGGTCAGCTACGACGGGCGAGTTCGGTTCCACCGCCCCCGGAGGTCCGCGTGATCCCGCGGAAACTCGACTGGGCGCTCTGGCACCAACTTGGGGGCTTTACCCCGTACCGGCAGTTGATGGCCGAACACGAGTGGCGTCGTCGGCAGGTCGAGGGCGCGTGGGTCGAGCACCGAGGCGGCATCTCGTTCCCGAGGTTCCGATGACGGCGCGTCTTCTCGCCCAGCTCGGGTGGGTCTTCAGTCGCGACGCTGAGGCGATCCGGGACGACTACGCGTTCCCGCGGAAGGTCCTGACGGACCACGACATCGAGCAGGCCGAACACCTCGAGCGGACCGCCAACGAGATCTTCGACCGCGTCGACGCCGCGGATCCCGAGCAGGGGACCGGAACCGACTACTGCTTCGACGCGGAGGGAACGTGACGGTTGTGATGAACATCGCCTATTCCGCTGGGGAACTTTCGCAGGTCGTGAGCGACGTAGCTCTGTTGTTTCTTCTCGGGTACGCGTGTCACCGAGCGTGGCTCAATGGCCGCGAGGCATACCGGCAGTACAGGAAGCCGCGATGATTGTTGTCGTCTCGGTCCTCGAGGACGTCCTGCTCATCGTGACGGATCGCGAGAACGATCCGCGGGGTCTGTATGTGACGAAGGGCGGTCGCTACGCTGGGTCGTTCGCTGCCGGCGACGAGACCGTGCTCCTCCACGACGGCGAGGTAGTGCTCTCGTCGAGGGAAGCGATGGCGTGCCGGTTCGTGCTCCGGAACGCGCTTGGGTTCCTCAGCGTCGCGCGAGGGTCCGCGGAGGCGGGTGTGAACCTAGTCGAACACGAGCTTCGGAAACCGAATTGAGTTGTCTCGAACGGGTCGTTGCGCGTCGTGTGTAACTAGGCGCCATAAGACAACAGGGCGGCGGGGAACGCGCCCAGGACTGCCGCGGGGGCACCCACCACCGCGTCTATCCCGAAGGTTGGAATACAGCCGTTCCCCGTTTTACCCAGCGACGGTCCAGCGGATCCGGGGGAACTCGCGGACGAGCCCCGTGATGAGGGCGCGCCCGCCCGGCGTGACGGCCCGGACCCAGACGGCCCGCGGGCGAGCCTTCCGGAGCAGGTACCTCCACAGTCGAGACCCGATGCCCTTGCCCCGTAGGGAACTCGCGACCCACGTCCCGGCGTCACAAAGCTGACCGAGTTCATCGAACTCGTACCGGAGGAACCCAACGATCTGCTTTCGATCCGTCAGGACGACCGCGTACTGGACCGGGTCGAGCGCCGGCAAATCCCCCTTGGCTTCGCTCGGCAGGATCGCCATCGGGATATCGTGGTCGGGACCGACGAGCCGTGTCTGCATCCCTACTGGGTAGCGGGCCGCGCCCGGACCCCGCAACCAGGTCGGTCAAAACCGCGTAACGATTCGGGCGAGCCGGGCGGCATCGGCCGCGCGTCGTCGCTCGTCCCGCCGCAGGTCCGCTTCCTGGCGCTCGACCGCATACCGGAGATGAAGCTCGTACCCCCGGACCTTCTGGCGTCGGAACAGCCAAGCGGCCGCCGGGCACGGGGCCTCACTGGTGCATCCGCACGGCAGCATCGTTAAGGCTTGGCTCCCAGCAGGAGCGCCCGGATCACTTCCGCTTCCGCGGCGTCGACGAACCGCTCGTTCTCGCAGTACCGGCAGGGATTGCAGCTGGGACACGGGACCCGCGTCACCTCTTCGTCGAGCCCGAAGGGCGCTTGGCCGTTCTCGACCATCCAGCGGTGCCGGACCGCCTGGTCGACCAGGCATTCGCCCCCGCAGAGCCCGCAGGCGCGCTTCGTGTATCCCCGCGGGTCGTGCTCCTCGCCGCTCGCGAGGCACTTCGGGCAGATCGCGATTCCCATCCCGAAACCCTACCACCGCGCCGCGCGGCGCGGTCATCCGGGGCGCCATCCCGGGGGCATGGAACAGAACCCGTGCTGCCGAGCGTTCGTCGGAACTCTAAAGACGGAAGATCTTCACGCTGCCGTCTACCTCTCGTGTCCGACGTGCGGAACGACGATCAAAGATCGAACCAATCCGGTGAGTCGTCCCTCGTTCGTGCCGCGGGATGCCTGGCATCGACATTCTTCTTCGCCCGGCACCGCACTCTCGTTCGTGAGTCTTCTTTCGCCTCCCCCTCCCCCGAGCTGGGCGAGCTCGCGCGCGGCGGCGCTCCAGCACCGAACGCTCGGGAAGGTTCGGAGGCAGCAGCGTCGCCTTCATACGAACTCGAGGGCGTTCGGATGAAGTTCACGGTCAGCGGGATCGGCCGTAGGGTCGGGGCGATCGGAATCTTCCACGCCTTTTCCTGTACCGTGGAGGCGCAGGACGACGCGGAAGCTCGCCTCAACGTGTACGGGGGGTACGAGCACATCACGGAGATGAAGGTAACGCCGGCGCTGGAACGCCAGACGATCGTCGTGTCGCCGAAGGAACTCGTCCGGTGCTGCTGGTGCGGGGCCGAGGAATCCCGGCAGGTCGCGTTCTCGATCGGGTGGCTCGAACACACGGACGAGAACGGGCGAGCGTACGGATGCCCGAACCACCCTCAGCGTCTTCTGCCGGCCCGCCGATGAGCCGACAAGCACGTAGGAGACGCATCGCGAAGCAGGTTGAGTATTGTGGCCTTACGTACACGGGGCCCTTCCGGAACACGTGGCTCGAACCCGGTCCCGACACGATGCCGTATGGGGCCCGGAAGCGCCTCATGATGTTGATCGTCCAGGCCAAGATTCTCGCGAAGCTTCTGCCGCTGAAGGGGACCCAAACCATTCCCGACTATCGGGCGGCTGCGCGCGAAGCGTCCGCCGAGTCGATCCGCGAGACGACCCAGACGCTCAACTACCGGTGGCTCATGCGGGATCCGAAGGATTCCCGTCGCCGTCGAGGATCGAAGGGTCGTCCCGAAGCGCTTCCGCGATTGCCTCTGCCCCGCGTGCCTGTGCCTCGGCCGCGCTGACGTCGACGGGCGCATCCGGAACATCGACGCGAGGATTCTGCGCCGCCCGCGACTGAACTTCTCGGATCGTTCGGCAGACGTCGCCTCGGGTGACGAACCCGGTATCGCCGGAGTCGAACCCGGCGTTCTGCCGGTAGATGGCCTTTGAGCGATCCCGCTCCGCCGGCGTAACGGTGTCGTGGTTGTTCAGCTTCGACCCATCGCGGGCCGCCACGACCCACGAATCTTCCTGTCCGATCGCGGCCGGGTAGAAGACCCCCAGGTACGTGTTCTCGAGCGAGTCCATCCGGCCGCGGTACGAGCCGAGGTATCGCTCGACGAACGGGAGCTGCTCCAGGACCGTCATCTGGGCGAGCCCGTAGGGGGACGTGCCGAGCAGCTTCGCGGTCGAGGGCATGAACTGGATCAGCCCGACGGCCCCCTGATACGGAACGCCGCGCTTCTGCGCGTCGATGACGGCCCACCGGTTCCGCTGACTCGGGCTGAAGGTCCCGGCGGTTTCGAACGAGACGACGCATGCGAGCCAATCCGGCTGTATCGAGAGTTGGTCGGCGGTCCCGCAGAACCCCCGTAGTTCGTCCGGCGTTAGGTGCTCGATCCCGGGGGCCCCGCAGATAGTTCGCATGACCGGATCCTCCCCCGGTCCCCCAGGTAGGTCAACGGAGGCTGTCGAATTGTCTAGACACCGTGTCTAGACACGCTAGTATGAGGTTCATGAAGACGACGAATTGTTCGTGTGGATGTTCGGCTCCCCATATCATCTTTTCTCGCCGAACGGCTGATAACGTGCTCGTCCAGGGCTGGTCGGACGGGTACCTGACGACCACGATTATCGGCCAGGTCGTTGCCCGCTCGTTGCCCACGAATCTACTTTGGATTCTCGCCGACGAGATCGGACTATATGAGAAGTCGGAACTCCGCTCCCTAGTTAAGGGAGCTCGGAAAGCTCTCGATAAGCACGTCCGAGAGCCCCATCGCACGCGCCTATCCGACCTACCGCGGCTCGTTCGTGCCTATGCACCGGCGGTGGTCTCGTGAAAACGACGGTAGACGAATCGGGGCGAACGACCTGGCACTTCTCGAAGCAGGAGCTCGTCGCGCTCCTCGCGTTCATGTCGACGGATGTTACGCGCCCCGGGATATCGATCCTGGTGCTCGACCAGAAGACGGGTCGCTGCTGGGCTACGGACGGGCACCGCGGCGCGATCCTGAAGGGGGAGCGGGTCGACCACGACCGCGCGATCGAGCGCCCCGTCGAGGGCGTTAAGCGCGAGACCGTCGAGAGCGCGATCAAGCATGCGGCTCCGAAGGACGAGATCCGGATCACGGGGCCCGGTTCCGCGTCCGAGATCGCGAAGTGCCGCGTCGAGGTGATGGAGCCCATCTCGCCCGGATCGAACTTCTGCCGCGCCTCCTACGAGGCGTTCCTGTCGGACGAAGCGCCGAACCATCTCGACGCGGTCGTACCGGAACGGCGCGACCCGAAGCACAAGGGGGGCGCGACGGCCTGCTTCAACGGTCCGTACCTGGCGGACCTCGCGCTTGTGACGAAGGCGTGCCCGCCGACGATCATTAAACGTTCCGACCGGGGGACCGATAAACTCTACCCGGGAGTCGAGATCCAACCGCCCGCGAGCGATCTGGATCCGCTCCTCGGGACGGTCCGGTGTCCCGCGAATGGGTCCGAATGGTCGATCGTCGTCATGCCGATGCGGATGTAGGCGCAAGTTTTGCGGAAGAAAAGTACGGTTGCTGTGAACCAAAAAAGGAGAGAGAACAATGCCTAAACCGACGGTAGGGTTGTTGATTGCACTCGCACGCCTAATCGAGCTCGAAACGGGTCGGAAGCCCGAAGCGCTCTTGGTCGGCCATCTCGTGATGCATGATGTCTGGCGGGAGCTCCTTCCGACGATCCAGGAGTCCCAACCGGGCGCCCGGATCGACGTAACCGACACCGTCCACCTCGGCGGGACTGCGATCCGGTGGGGCAGTCATCTTGAGCTGAACACGGTCCAATTCAAGATTCGTTAGGGGGAGATGCGAATTGTCTAGACACGGTGTCTAGACACGCTAGTGTTGGATCATGAAGACGATGACGACGGCAGCCAAAACGACGGTTCAGAATCCCAACCTCTACGTGGTCCGCTCCTGTAACTTCTCGTGGCACGAGCCGATCGAAACCGCTTCCTACGAGGAGGCCCTGACGGCTGCTCGCGGTCGCGGGTTCGAGGCTCGGATCGACCGCGCTGGGACGCTCGTCGCGACCTGGAGCCCGCTCTACGGGACCCACACGTACTCGCGCGAGCTCGCCCGATGAGGGCCGCGTTCCCGCCCCGTAGGGCTTCCGAGCCGACCCGAACGATGGGGGGCGAGCTCCCGGGCGGCATCGAGCTCGAAGTTCGCTGGTGGGCCGGCTCCGGCCGGGTAGAGGTCGATCAGAATGTTGCGGGCGAGTGGGTTGGGTTCGCGGTCGGCTGCTGGGACTACGAGAGCGACCGGGTCATCTGGTCCCGGCACGAAGGGTGCTCCCCTACCCGTATCGCGGGCGCCGTCACCGATATGATCCGGATCGAGGCGCAGTCGTGAGCGCGTTCCCTACCGGGAAGGACATCGCTCACCTCCTCGGGGTCGAGACCGGCATCGCGTCGTCTATCTCGTGGGCGTTCGACTGCATGGGGGTCGCGGAAAAAGAGATCGCGCGCGCGAAGCGGGCGCACCCGAAACGAGCCGATGCGATCCACGGGGCGTTCCGGATCCTCTACCCGGGAATGCTGTCTGAGTTCCGGAACGAGCGCCTGTACCGGCACCACGTTCAAGAGCTCCTCGACCGCGTAGCGCGCGATGAAGATCTCAAGCCTGGGACGACCGCCGAGTGCCTCGCTAGCCTGTCGAAAACGAGCCTAGTGGCCCCGCTCCGGGCCGACCCGACGAACCTCGCGTACCGGTTGTTTCAGCAGGTACTGGGGCGCTCCATCGCCGGCGAGACCATTCGGGAGTCGTTCCCGGGAGCGCTCGACGAACTCGAGCAGGATATGCGGCGGAAGCTGTCGAGCGAAAGGGATCCGGCGTGATCGAACGACGCGCCCACCTGTACCGGTGCATGTTGCGGGACTGGCGCGCGGGCCGCGCGTTCTGGGACCAGCGTGGGTTCTACCGGATCTTCGCGCTCGTCCGGGGGACCGACGGAGTCGTCCGGAAGTCGAGCTCGGCCCGGAAGGCACCTTGGTCGGACCTCGCGCTCGAGTTGTTCCCGGGGTCATCCGGGGGACTTCACGCGGCGGCCGAGCTCGAGTACCCGCTGACTCGTAGGACCGCATTCGGACGCCTTCACGCGCTCGACCCGGTTGCGTCAAAACTGCTGTGTGAGATCGCGAAAGAGGAACTCGATGTGTGAAGACGAATCCTACCGGGTTATCGGGACGCACCACCGAGAGGGAAGCCGGAACGTGACGCTGACCCGACAGGGTGGGTTCGTTGACCTCGCGGTCTCACAGCTCCGCCGGATCGGCTACCGCCGGATCCTCGTGAGGCCAGCGGGCGCAATGTCGTCCTTTCCCCCTCCCGCGATGCCGCAAGAAAGCGTTAAAGGTTGTCTAGACAGCGCCGTTCCTAAGGGGCATGGAACGAACGCAGGAGGGACGGAAGATGGAAACGGAGTTGATCGCGGGGTTGCAGGAGGAGTGGAAGCTCGCGATGCGGGCGGGGCGAGCCGAGGACGCGGGCCGGATCGCGGCTCGGATCTGGGAGATCCGAAGATCGTCGGCGAAAGTCCGGGCGGCTCGTACGACGACCCGCCTAGCTCTCGCGTCCGTCCTTCGTTAGTACCCCGCGCCCTCTGGTACTGGAGGGGTGTACGGGAGGGTTGAAAGCCCGTATAGACATCCCATGAGAACCAAAAAACAGAAGTCCGTTCCGCCGGACCCGACTCCGCCGACTCCCGAGAGCTCGAAGATGAGAGGGTTCCGGTTCCGGCATTCCGAGTATGAGACCTGGCGGGTCCGGGCCCTTCAGGAAGGCATCGGGATCACGGATCTGATCCGGAAGGCGATGTCGTCCTACCTTTCTTCTTAACCGCGCCCACTCTCGTCAAAAAAGAAAGCGCTTACGGCGCTTAAGATTGTCTAGACAACGTCGTCTAGACAAGTATGATGAGAGACATGAAGAAGATGATTCTGGTGGCGACGATGATGCTGGCGAACGCGTGCGCCTACGGGGCCGGCCCGGTCCCGACGGTCGACCCGGCGCCCCAGGCCGGGCAGGTAGTCGCGAGGGCCGCGGACGTCATCGTGGAGGCGGACGAGACCTTTTTTCAACCGGTCCAGGAAGCCGCGACCGAGTGGTCGGCCGCGACCGGGATGTCGTTCCTCGTCGTCTCGGTTCCGGCGGGGTCGGAGTGGCACGACGGGACCTGGCGGGTCGAGTCGGAAGCGGTAGCGCCCCACTTGGCCGGCACGGGCTGGCGAGCCGAGAACCCGGAGCCCCTGACGGCCCACATCGGGATCGACCCCGCGATCGTGGCGGGGTTCGGGTTCACGGAGGACGAGCTCCGCCGGGCGATGCTTCACGAGTTCGGCCACGCGCTCGGGCTCCGGTTCGCCGGTGGCGACCTTCACTACGAGGGCCCGCTCCCGAGCGTGATGTATAGCGGGCTCCGGGACGGCCCGAACTGCTCGCTTCACCTCGGGACCCCCGAGCTCGACGCGTGGGACGTAGCGTCACCGGCCTTCCCCCGAACGGCTCGCTAACCTGGGGATAACTTGTAGGGGTCCGGTGGGGGCGTCATAGACCCCTCGTGGCGAAGCTGAAGCCGGTCTTCTGGTTCGGGTTCCGCGACGACCGCCACCGCGCGTGGCGGGTCTACTTCGCGACCCCCGAGATAGTCGCCGGCTTCGGTCGTAACGCTGACGGGATCGACGACCACGCGTTCGTCGAGTTCACCGCCCGGCGGATCTACCTGAATCCCCGGGCTCCCCGTGGGACCTGGGAAACGACGCTCCTCCACGAACTCGGGCACGTTGCGCTCGAGGACACCGGGTTCGAATACAAGGAGCAGTTCATCGAATGTCACGCCGTTCATCAGCTACCGATCCTAAGGTCCGTCGGGTTCCGGTTCCCAAGTCCTCCGCGGGCAGCGTTCACGCTCCGGAGGCGGAAGTCTCCGCGACCCCGTTCCTAGGGGTTCGGCGAGGCGGAGTGCCGAGCGCGAGCGTCGGCGAGCTCGAACAGCTCAAGCAGTTCGTCACGACTCCAACGCAGCTTGCGAAGATCGACCTTACGATTGAGTGCGGTGGGAACGCGCACGAAGCAGCGCGCCGCATGGGGATATCGCCGTCGAGCATCCTGCACGCGCTCGGAGTCGTCCGGAAGTTCGCAGCCTCGCAGGGGCTCGCGCCCGCGTACGGATGGCAGAAGCCGGTTCCGGAACCGATGCGGCTGAAGGGGAACTCGGACCATTACGAGAAGGGAAAGCTGACGAAGCAGTGGGTGAAGAGCGAGCGCGGCCCCTCGGGGAAACCAAAGGTCGATCCGCTCCCGCCGAACTTCTCGCTCGAGCGTGTCTCGACCATGTATGGGCGTCAGGGCGAGGTCCTGATCCAGCACCAGCGCGCGGTCGCGGACAAGAACCAGAAGAACCTGGAGGAGTTCTGGCGACAGGCGAAGCAGCACGCGAAGCAGTACCGGGGGCTCTCGAAGCCTTCGAAGCCGATGCCGATGAAGCGTCTCGACCTCCTGAGCACGTACGTGCTCGGCGATCCCCACATCGGGATGCTGGCGTGGGGGCGCGAGACCGGCGGCCGCGACTTCGACTTGAAGATCGCGCAGGAGCAGCTTTACCGGTGCGTCGAGATGCTGGTCGAGATGGCCCCGCCGGCGAAGGAAGCCTTCATCGTCGATGTCGGAGACTTCTTTCACGCCGATGACGACAACCAACTGACGCCCCGCGGTCATAACAAGGTCGACGTCGACTCCCGCCAGGGGAAGGTGATCCGGGTCGGGCTCGACCTGTTTCGTCGCCTCATCGACCTCTGCAAGCAGAAGCACGAGCTCGTGACGGTCGATATCCGGCGGGGCAACCACGACCCGAAGCTCTCGACGGTCCTCCAGATGTTGCTGCTCGAGATGTACCGGAACGACGACCGGGTCGTGATCGAGGAGAACCTGAATCCGTTCGCCTACAAGCTGTTCGGGAAGAATCTGATCGGGACCTGCCACGGCGACGAGACGCGGCCCGAACAACTCCCGGGCGTGATGGCGACCGACTGCGGTCCGAACGGGATCCCGGGTTGCCGGAGCTACTGGGGTAAGGCGAACTACAAGGTCTGGATCCTCGGGCACATCCATCACAAGAAGGTCGTGAAGGTCGAGGAATACCCGGACGTAAAGATGGAGTACTTCAACACGTTAGCCCCACGCGACGCTTGGCATAACGGAGCCGCGTACCGGTCGAGCCAGTACCTCCAGGTGATCAGCTTCGACCGCGAGTACGGCGAATGCCATAGGGCGACGGTCGACGCGCGGCGCGTTGACGCCTACATCGAGCAGCGCCTGAAGGGCGCGAAGGAACGAAAGCGATGATCAAGAAAACGAAACAGGGGCACCAGGTCACGAGCGAAGCGGGGAAGCCGCTCAGCCGCCCGGACCTGACGATGAGCGAGGCGAAGGAACGGTTGGCCGAAGTCGAACACTTCAAGCGAAAGGGAGCGGGCCGTGGCGCAAAGAAGGCACGCTAGAGGCAGCGCTCCGAAGTCCCGGGGGCCGAAGGAGCACGAGTGCGCGGTCCCGCCGGATCGCCCTATTCCGTGGGAGGCGACCCGGACGTCGTGCGGCCAACCCGTCGAAGGGTCGGCTCCGTTCCGCGTGATGGCCCAGACGTGGTTCGAGGCCCGTAAGGCTGCGCTCATTCACTTCGGGGTCGGGCAGGCCGAGATTACGGTCCGGCAGGTCTGACCGCGCCGCGCGGCGCGGTGGTTGAACGGCCCCCCGGGGGGTGCGAGGCTCCCGAGATGGCAGATCCCCGCGACGACCTCGACCCGGCCGACGGCGGGGAAGTTCACGACCTCGAGATTCGGAAGATCACTGACGACGAGTTCGGGCTCGTCGTCACGCTCAACGAGGACCCGGGACCGGACGAGCGGAAGGGATTCTGGATCCAGCTCGATCGCGAGTCTCTCGAGGAGCTCGTTCAAGACGCGACAGAAGCGCTCCGCCGGGATCCGCCCCAGCGCCCCAACTGAGCCGTGGCTTCCGACTTCGAGGACGTGACGCTCCCGTACCGGGACGGGAAGAAGGGGTACGGGGGGAAGATCACGCGTTCCCAGTTCGACGCCGCGGATATTCGCGACGTGCCGATCCGGGATCTTCACGCGGTCCAGCACACGGTTCGAAAGTCGCGCGTCCAGCACTACGTCGAGCGGGGCGGGAAAGGCGAACCGGACGACGTCTCGAAGAACGGTTTCGCGCAGGACCTACCGATCGTGGTCGCGAGCGGGGGCGTCCTGTACCTGCACAACGGTCATCACCGGGTCGAGGCCAACCGGATTCTCGGGAACCGAACCGTCAGGGCTCGCGTCGTCCGGGTCCCACGGCCGGGACTCCAGGCCTGGGCGGAACGCGAATAACGACGGGGGCGATCGCTTTTTCTTTCCCGACCGATATCGGAGTGATTACGATCTGATCATCAAGCGGGAGCTCGCGCAGAAGGGCCCAGGATCGCCACTCGATGACGTCCTGGTAGCAGAGGTCGCAGAGCTCCGGCATATCGTCGCCGCAGCCCTGGCAGAAGCCGCGCCAGCGCTCGCACCCCCCGCAGAGGAATTCGAGGCATCCGCGGCAGTCCCCCTTGTGGACTTCGGGATGAAGGGGTAACTGCGCGGAACGGTGAAGCTCTTGCGTTGCCATTGACCCCGGATGGCGCCCGCGGCATGGTCGGGCGATGGCGAAACGATTCGAAGAAGTACATCAGGCGCCCCAGGAACAGAGCGCTCTCGCGGAGCTCAAGATCCTGAATCAGAAGGTCGACGAAGCGATCGCGACCGACACGAGACTCGCGGACGAATGCGCCCGACTCGAGTCGCACCGAAAGCAGGCCTGGGATGACTTCCAAGCCACGAAGCAGATCCTGACCCGGATGGTCACGGCCGCTCAACGGTCGAAGGACTTCCCCCCCTCGCTCTGCGAGGAAGCAGCCGACTTTCTCACCCGGAGGTAACGATGCTGATCGCGATCCTGAACAAGTCGGCGCACTTTACCGGACTACCGAACCTCGTCGAAGCGATGGCGGAAGCGGTCCAGCAACAGATTCAGCGCCACGCGAGCGTCGCGTGGGGACGAGCCGCCTGGGCGGTCCAGTACTTCCGCGACGTCACCGCGGTCCCGAAGTCGGCATCGCGGCTCTGGTTGCTCGACAATCCGGATGTCGCGGGCGCCCTCGGGTATCACGACCAAGATCCGCACGGGTATCCGTACGGGAAGGTTTTCGTCGATCTGATTCTCCAGAACGGCGGGACCGAGATTGATGGTCCGAATTCCGTGTCCGTGACGCTCTCGCACGAGGCGCTCGAGATCTACGGGGACCCGATCGCGAACCGCTGGGCCCAGATGCCGAACGGAACCCTGATCGCGCTCGAGCTTTGCGACCCCGTCGAAGGCGACAGCTATCCGATGAAGCTCTCGACCGGGACCTCACCGGTGAGCGTGTCGAACTTCGTGTTCCCCGAGTACTTCGACGGAAAACCAACGAGCCGAAGATTCGACCAACTCGGAAAACTCGCGGCTCCCTACTCGATGGACGCGGGTGGTTACCAGATCCTGATGGACGGCGGCCAGGTCCGGAGCGTCTTTGGGGCCGCGTTCCCGGCCTGGAAGCACGGCGCGAAGCAATTCGCCGGTTCCCGTACGGCTCGCCGGCGCCATCCCTGACCTGATGAAGCTCGACCGAGCCGCCGACGACGCAGCCTGGATCCTCTTGGCCGTCTTCGTCGTGGTCGCGTACGCGGGCGCCGTGACGGCCCTGACGGGCTTGGCGCTCGCGTCCTGGGTCGAGGAAAAGGCAAAGGGACGAACATGAGCAACCAACACGTTGTACTTAGCGATCCGACGGGGAACTTCTGGAACGGCGCGTTCGTCTCGCGCGAGAAGGCGACCGCGCTCGAGGCGATGGGGGCGACGACGATCCCGGTCGTGCCCGAGATGATGCTCCGGAACGGCGCTGGTGGTTACGTGGTGCGGTCCTGGGGAGCCGGGTGGCCACTCTCGCAACATCCGTCGGCGGTCGCGAAGCTTTTGATGTTCTGCGACCCGGCGTTCCCGCGGTTTCACTGGCGAGCCCGTGTGCGGCTCAACGCCGGCGTGAAGATCGAGGACGTCACGCAGGACGCGTCCGTTAGGTTCGCGCCCGACGGCGCCCAGCATATGTCGATGCTGGTTGGGGTTCAGGCCGGTGGGGAGCAGGGGGCGCTCGCCCGAATCTCGGACGCCGTCACGATTCACCCGAGCGATGATTCTTGGATCGTCGGGGGAGAGGTCGCGATGGCGGTCCGGACGATCGGGTACGCGGGGTTCGCGCTCTTCGGCCACGGCAAGGGCCTCTCGGTCGAATGGGCAGCCGTCTCCCAGACGGCGTAACATCCCGGGATGGAGCAGAAGGACATCTCGTTCCCGCGCGGCGACACGTACGCGTTCGAGGTCGTCGCGAAGCGGCCGGATCCCGCGACCGGGTTCCTACAGGTAATCGACCTGACGGCCGGCAAGGCGTGGTTCACGGCCAAGCGGACCGTATCGGACCAGGACGCATCCGCGACGATCGCGCTCTCGACCACGACCTCGGGAGTCGCGATCGTCGATGCTCTCGGGGGCCGGGTTCGGGTCACGATCCCGCCGGCCCCGACGCTCGCGTTGCCCGATAACCCCGTGAACCTCCGGTACGACGTCCAGGTGATGGACTCGACCGGGAACGTCACGACCGTCCAGACCGGGATCTGTTCGGTCGTACCGGACGTCACGCGCGCTACCTCCTGACCGCGCCGCGCGGCGCGGTGGTTGAACGCCCGCGGGGCGGCTGCCACGGTAGGGGATGCGATTCGGCAAGGCCTTCAGCCGCTCCGTCGGCGCCGCTACGTTTCCGACGCTCGGGACCGACTCGGCCCCGACCGACGCCCCTCAGAACACGTCGAACAACCCCGAGTTCGACTGCGTAATCAGCAACATCAACGGGTTCCCGATCCAAAACATCGTGGTCGGGTACCAGTACGTTGGGTCGGGAAGTCCGAACTCGATGTCGGTCGCGCTTTACGTGTACGACGACATCACGCAGGCCTGGTACCTGAGCGCGACCCAAACGGTCGACCCCGGGAAGCTCTCGTACTTCACGGTGCCGGCGCTGACGAACAGGGCCGAGAATTCGGCCGGATCGATCAGCGCGTTCCTGCTCGTGACGCCTCCCGGGGGAGACGCCACCGGCACCTATACGTTCACGATGGGGGGAGACCTCGGGGCCGGAACCGTCAACGTCACGGCGACTGTTTCGACGGCGGGACTCGCGACGAGCGCGCTTCAGACGAGCGCGAACACGAAGCTCGATACCCTCCATGCCGACCTCGGGACAACCCTTCACACGGATCTCGCGACGACGCTCGCGGGAAAACTCGATACCCTTCACACCGACATACTCGCGCTGAAGGACCCCAACACCCTTACGGCGATCACGCCGAGCGATTCTACGGACGTCACCGCTACTTGTACCAAGGGGCTGTTCGTAGCCGTGACGGGCAACGTCAACGTCACGGGCGTTGGCGGAACTGCTCAATCGCTCGGTACCCAGGTTGCCGGCACGCGGATCCGGATCGCCCTCAGCAAGGTCAATGCAGCAACGACCGCGACGGTATTTGGTCTATCGGGGCCCTGAATGCCGCAAGACTGGCAAGACTGGCGGGGTTGGTCTCCGTTTGATGTCCCCGAAACAGTCGCGTGGTTCGGGGCACGTGAACGCGTTACGAATGTTTCGGGCGCCGCAAGCGCATGGGCTACAACGGCACCACCCGCTGCTTTCACGGGCACACAGAGCAACGCTAGCTTGCGCCCCGCAATCGCGAACGGTATTAATGGCCGACCCACGATCGCTTTCACTATCGGCAGTAATCAGCTCTTAGCCGACACCACCGACATCCTAGCGGCAGGAGCCCCTCGCTACGCGCTAGCAGTCGCGAAAGCCAGCACCTCGGTAGGCGGCACGATCTTTCAATTCAGAACGACGGGTGCAGTATCGATCCTATACCCTACCAACATAGGCGGTGCTTGTTACTATTGGAACGACGGTGTCGGAGGACTTGCTTCCGAACTCACGGCGACCGCACCAGACATCACTCAACCATTCTTGATCGAATGGGAATTGACAGTAGGCGCTCCAGTAGTCGTGCGCGTGAACGGCGTAACGCGCGTATTGACGTCGTCAAATGTGTCGTCGGATATTGGCACGTCTGGGTTTAAGATCGGCGAGAGCTACGCCGGTCAGCCGTGGGGGGGTGACGTCGCCGATATCTACATCGCGTCTGGAATCCCTTCTGCATCGGACCGCGCAAAACTTCGAACATTCTTCTCTACAGCGAACGGATTGACACCCCTATGAGCGGCGCTCATTTCACGGTAAGCCAGGAAGACAGTCCCGGTACACAGGATATCGCACGCGTCGATCTTCGGTCCGGGACTACGATCGACTTCGTTGCGCAATCGTCGAGCGGGCAGACGAATCCGATCTGGACCTTCACGGCGTGGCCTGCGGGAGCCGCCCAGACACAACCGTCGAGTCCGAACTCGTTTCACGCTACCTATTTGGCGACAACGCCCGGGACCTATCGAGCGCAGTTGACGGTCGGAGATGGGCTTGGGGCAAACCTCAAAAGTTTCATCTTCGCGGTAACGCGCGATCCGAACGGTCTATTGTGGGATGATGGTGGGCGCGAGCCGGCATTTCGAGAAGTTTTGGGTGAGGACAATTCCTCCTCAAACGCTCGTGGGTGGGCTCAAGCGACGGAAGGGGATCGCACTGCCCTCACGCCGACGTTCGCGACGATCGCGGCTCTTGTGGGGGCTCGATCCAACAGAGCCAAAACCGTCGAGGTCGCGAACTTCGCAGCAGCGGGCGATAACGGGGGTGGGACGTTCCGATGGAACGCGACCTCGACCGCACTTCACGACGGCGGAGTCGTAATCCAACCAGGGTTCGGAACCGCAGCGGCTCTTACGACGGGGCGCTGGGAGCGGCAGTATTCGGGAGCTATCAGCACCGCTTGGTTCGGGGCAGGTCGTGGAATCGACGCTGCCGATACAGCGGGAATTCAAGCTGCGATCAATCTCGCCGCGACTCTGACGAGTACGAAAAGTCTCGAGATCCGGATTCCGTTTCCTGTCGCGGGTTCGGGGTTTTACGGCATCAACCAGACGCTTACGATTCAGGGTCATCCGAATCAAACAATTCGACTCATAGGTGAGACCGCGTCGGGTGCGGGTAACATGGGCGTGCGGCTCCGTTGGACAGGCGCGACCGATGGCACGTTATTGGATTGTCCGGGAGTGAATGGTCTACGGATTCAAAACCTATGGTTAGACGGTGCGGGCGTTGCTAAGCGCGTCCTTTGGATCCGTCCCGACCAAGTGAACGCGATCGGCGCATCAGGTGTCGACATTCACGACTGCCAGATCACAAGCCCCAGGAACGTGGCAGGCGGCGCCGCCGTAGCCCTCGGTCCCAACACCGGAGGTATCACCCAAACAGACAACATCCGTTTTTACGGATGCACGATCCAGACGACCTACTTGGTCGGGCAACTTGCCGACGGCATCGTGAACCTAGCCGGGAACAATACGAAAAACGTTGCGCTGTTTGGAAGCGCACTCAACTACTTTCGCTATGGGCTTAACATGGCGTTGTCGTCGGGCCCGACATCCATGTTCGGTGGCGTAATCAACGGATGCGTGGGGGCGGCGGTTCTGGCGGGCGGTAACGCGCGCCTTGCCCTGTACGATGTCGAAGCCGAGGGCAACAACGCAATCGTGAATAGTGGAGGCGGAGTCGGGTCGGGCGCTGGCTCGATTCTGATGAAGAATTGCGAGTGGTACATGTCACCCGTCAACGCCAGCGCGTATACGGGCGACTGGGACGTCGCGATCGACTTTCTCGGTGGTGCCGTCGATATCGAAGGTGGTTTGATCTGGAACCAACGTAACTTTGCCATTACGGCTGCGACGAACACAGCCCCTATCGTATGCACGGCGGCGGCGCACCTTCTCAAAACAGGCGATCGGATCGAAGTCTTCGGAGCGCTAGGCAACACCAGCGCCAACGGTTTCTGGACCGTGACGGTGTCCGATGCCAACACCTTCACACTCGTTGGGTCTGTCGGCAACGGTACTTATTCCGGGTCTGGTTTCGTGTACGTCGAAGCCAAAACCCAGATCGGTTCGCAGGAGCTCCCGACCAATTCGGCATTCCGCGCGACCGGGTGCCAGTTCTGGATCTCGCAGGACCACCCGTCGGTGTACGACACGCAAGGGAACGATCTGTTTGGGTCTGTTTACGCACAAGCCCACGACGTCCGGGTCGCGTTGAAGTCTTGTATCGGCGCCAGTATCGCGTCTTCTGGTAACTCGACCGCGATGCCCGATATCGATATGCGGGCGCAGCGGCTTGGTCGATACGGCGCGGGATCGTTGATCACCGACACAACAGGTCAACTGGTCGTCAGTGGTCCCGTGGACGTTCTGAGTTTCGGAGCTATCTCCGATGTCGCGGGGGCCGCTGACGGTGTGTTGTCGGGCGGAAGCGTCAACAACCTCCAGTCGACCGCGACGACCTTCACGGCGGCCGACGTCGGCAAGATCGTCCTGATTCACACGCCGAAAACTGTCGGGACCGGAACCGTCACGACTAGTACTTCGTTCGTCGCGAATGAAGGCTATTTGCTCACAGGGTCCGGTACTCTGTTCACGACGGAGTTTTTTACGGGCCAGCGGATCAAGATTGCGTCTGCCGAATACAACGTCGTCTCGGTCGCGAGCAACACCAGCGCATACATCTACCCGGCGCCGCCGAGTCTTTCGGGGCAGACGTTCTACCGGAGTGTTCAACACGCGGCGACGATCTCTGCGCTCGTCAACTCGCACAACGTCACGATCTCCCCAGGTGCAACTGTCGCCGGGAGCTCCCTGCGATTCTGCTACGGCACCGACAATCTCGCGTCGTTCAACGACGCGATCGCCTTCGCACAGGCTCGAGGTAAAGAGGTTCTGATACCGGGTAGTGCGCGCGCGTACGCGCTGTCGGGTCCGCTTGATCAGATTACGATTCCCGGGCTTAAGATCAGCGGACATGGCGCCGCTACACTCGCCCAGTCGGTATTTGGTTCAGACGACTGGCTAAGAACCGATCTGCAATACGGCTCGACCGTACGCGTGTTTTCGGGTGGTTTCTTAGAAGTGGACGGCCAACCGTACGTGGGACCGACGCTCGCGCACTTCGCCGTTGTTGGACCGGGTTATGGTACGGGTACCGGACTTGGACGGAATACAGGACTCGCTCACGATTGGGTCAATTGCAAGTTGACCGATGTCATATTCGCGAACTTCAAAATTGGTATCGACTTCGACACAACGTTCGCCTGTACGCAAGACGATCTTGCGGTCGTAGGGTGCGGGCGAGGGCTTCACTACATCGGCTCGAATACACACAAGTCGATCGGCCTATCGGCCCAAGCATGTGGGGTCGGTCTCGATCTGGAGGGACTAGGTGAGTCGTCTTTTACTGGTGCGCTGTTTCAGGCGAACATCGGGCAGGCCAGCACGTTCTTTCGACCGGCCGATAACAACAACGCCTGTAACCAGCTCAAGTTTCAAACGTGCCATTGGGAGAACAACGCGGACAGCCTGCACCTAGGCAACTTTATCCGCATGCATGCGGCGAACAATACGACCATCGCGGCGATCGAGTTCGACATGTGTCACTCGGGGGACCTCTATACGTTCGAACCTACGCAGGCCGGTACTGGCACGATCGTACACATCACGACGATCGGGTCGCAGTTCGCCGGTACCGTTAAACCGCGTTGGTCTGTCTGGACGAACGGTGGGTCGTGGTCTCTCGTCGATCTGTCGAACATGACGGACACAACGATGCAGCTTCTCTCCAAGGGGGGAAGCGCAACCCCCGACGGGACGTTCGGAAACTACTACCTGTGCCCGATCAACACCGGGCCGACGCCTGATGAGATCTCGCCCGATCTACTGAATGGGTTCGAGCAACACGTCATCTATTCCAGCAGCCTCAAGGTCAACCAGCCGAAGTTCAACGGTGTGAATCCTCCACTTTGGTGGACGCTCACACTTTACTTCCGCCCTCAAGCCGGGGGAACCGAAATTACCTGGAATGGGAACTTCATCACGAACCCCTGGACCGATGCCGGTTCGGTATCGGGCAAATCGTCGTTCATCACCTGGATCCATATCGGGTCGGGTGTGTGGGTCGTTAAGGAGTATCAGCAGTTTGACGGTTCCCAAGTTCCGCCGGAACTTCAGGTACAGATCATCTCGGGCGATACATCCGCCGGCTATGGAACCACACACGACATTCGCCTGACGGCATCGATCACCGAGCTCGCGCTTTCACCTGATGGCGAGGGGCACATCGTTACCTTCTACAACGACGTTCCGGTTAAACCGGGGGCGATCGTCAAGATCTTCAACTTCTCCGGACTCTTCGACCTGACGATCAAAAACGCGGGGGCCGTTACGCTCTGTCACGTTCCGGGGGCTCCTACGTTTGGACCCGGGTACGCCGAGATCGTCTATACGATCAACGCAACCCTCGGAGGCGGTGCCGCCAACTGGGTCCTGATGAATCCGGGAAACTGCTCGACCTGATTCGTTGCGGCGTCTGCCGGGCTCTGACATCATTGGGTACTCCCGAGGAGAACCCAAGATGGCGACCTACTTTTTGATCAACACCGTCACGTTCGCGGGCGGCAAACTGCTTCCTGGTGTCACGCTCGATAGCGTCGTCGACGCGTTCTCCTACAGTCAGGCCACCGGGGCTGGCGCCTTGCTGGTGCCGACAACGGACCCGACGGTCGCGGCAGCAGCCGCCAAAGCGGTTGCGGCGCACGCAAAAGGGGCGAACGAAGTCGAACTCGAAGAGATCATGATGGTCGGGCTCAACGCCAGCCTCGCGTCGACCGCGACTGGTTCGGGCGCCTCAGCCGTCGGAATCGAAGATGCCGGTTCGCTCTTCACGGCGCAGAACGTTGAGACCGCACTCGCGGAAGTGAAAGCATCGGCAGACGCCGCGATTGCGCTCCAGAAGCGCACCGTGACGGTGACGGACGCGACCCTGACGGACGCGGTCGCGGGCGAAGCCCAAGTAGTCGCGATCGGCGCTGCCCTGCCGGCGAACGCGATCGTGCTCGCGCACGAAGTACTCGTCACGACCCTGTTCTCGGGCGGCTCGGTCTCGGCCGTGAAGCTCGACATCGGCGGCACCGTCGCGGCCGCGATCGTGAGCCAGATGGACGTCTTCACGGGCGCCGCGACCGGTTCCCTATCGCCCCGCACCGGTGCTCACGCGCAAGGGAAGTTCTCGGCCCAGCAACTCAACGCGACCTTCACGCCCGATGGAGGCCACACGCTCGCGGCTCTCACGGCCGGTAGCGTCACGATCACGGTTTGGTTCTCGGTCCTCGCCTGAGCCGTTTGAGTCCCCGGTCCCCGGGGGCTAGAAGGGAACAGATGAGGTTCAGGACGCTCGTCGGCGACGTCGCGGGACTCGCCCTGTACGGGGCCGGTCTCGCGCTCCTCGAGGTTGGGTGCCGGTTGTCGCCGGCGCTCGACCGGGCCGGTACCGCGCCGCGCGGCGCGGTCGAGGAGCCGGACGAGATCCTCGGCGTATCGCTCTCGGCAGAAGCCGAGCGAATGATCGAAGAAGGACGAGCCGAACGCGCGCGTCCGATGCCGGCCGCTGCCGCGCCGCTCGCGGGCTCCGCGGCCGCCCGCGCGAGGGCCCGGTGATGGCGGACGACGACTTTAAAGCATCCGCGATCATCAAGAGCGAGCGGTACTTCGAGCTCACCAGGATGCTCCAGTACTTCGACTGCACCCAACACGATTACAAGCAGTACGACTTCGACGGCCGAATTCAGCGCCGCGGCTCGGAGGCCATGCAGCCGCTCATCACGGCCGAGGTCGCGAGCTTCTACATCCCGCTTCGTCAGCGTCGGCCGTCGGCGCCGATCCGGATCGGCAAAACGATCGTCGAAGCCTTCACCAACATGCTGTTCGGGGAAGACCGCTGGCCCCGACTTCTCTGCTCGGGCGACCCCGACACGCAAGATTACGCGGAAGCGCTCGCGAAAGAAGAGGGCCTGAGGGTCGCGATGGTGCAGGCCCGAAACCTCGGGGGCGCCACCGGGTCCGTCGGAATCTCGTGGGCGTTCGACCGCGGTAAGCCGCGGGTCGAGGTCCACAACGTCCGGAACCTTTACGTGCACGAGTGGGAAGACCGGAAGAAGCAGATCGTCGCGCACGTCTCGGAGTTCACCATCACGCACGAAGACGAGTACGACGCTCTGAAGAAGCGTATCGTTCGGAACTACTACTGGCAGCGTCAGGACTGGACCCCGGACGCGACGGTGTCGTTCTTGCCGGCGCCTTTCAAACCGGGCGTCGAGCCGATGTGGATCGAGGATCCCCAAGGTAAAGTCCAACACGGGTTCGGGTTCTGCCCGTTTGTTTGGATTCAAAATCAGCCGTCGAGCGACCCCGAGGGGGTTCCGGACTACCACGGGCAGTACGACGCGATGGACTCGCTCGACCTCCTGAACTCCGTCATCTCGCGCGGCACGATCCTCAACCTCGACCCAACCGTGGTCCTGAAGATGAACGCGATCGTCGCGGGCCGGACCGGGATCAAGAAGGGGTCGGACAACGCCCTGACGGTCGGCGAGAACGGCGATGCCCACTACCTCGAGATTGCTGGCTCGGGCGTCACGGCCGGACTCGCCGCGAAGGCGGACGCGCGCGCGTCGATCCTCGAGGCCTGCCAGTGCGTGATCCCGGACCCCGATCAGGTCGCGGCGGCCGGTACGAGCTCGGTCGCGATCAAAGCGATCTACGCTCCGATGCTCGGGAAGGCAGCCGTTCACCGAGAGCTCTATGGGGCCGGGATCAAGCTGCTCATCGAGCAGCAGCTCCGGGTCGCGCGCGAGCGTAACGGCCGACCCGTCACGATTCAGGTTCCGGCCGACCCGAAGTCGGAATCAGAAAGCGAATCTTCTGAGGCTGAATCCAATTCGGTCGAAGCAGTCGAATCGATCGATCTGCCGCCCAAGATGGTGCCGGTTCCGAAGCCTCCCCCGGACCCCCCGAAGATCGGACCAGACGGGATCCCGGAACCGAAGTCAGAAGAACCCGAACCCGATATCCCGATGTTCGAAGAAGTCGAACGGGTTCCGGGCAAAGGCGAGCGGATCGACCTCGGGTGGGGCGAATGGTTCCCGCTGACGGCCCAGGACAAGAACCAGGCCGTACAGGCAGTCCAGCTCGCGTCGGGCGGCAAAGCGGTTCTGTCGCAGCAAACGGCGGTCGAGGAAGCCGCGACGATCTTCAACCGCGACCCCGCCGAGGAGTGGGGGAAGGTTCAGAAGTCGAACCAAGAAGACCAGGTCCGGCAGGCCACGATGTTCCCGCCCGCGGGTGGCCCGGTTGGGAAAGACGACGCTCCCGGGGAAGATGACGACGAGGACGACGAGAGCGAACCCGAGCCGAAACCCGGGATGCCCAAAAGGCCGCCGAATCCGTTCGCACCGAAAGCTCCGAAGCCACCCGGTTTGAAGTAGAGGCGCCGCGTGTTCACGATCGTGAATGCGTCGCCGCGTTCAACCGCCTGCTCCCGAGCAGATCGAGATCGACAGGCTCATCCGGTTAATCTCCGACCACGCGGCACGCCGGTGCCAGAGCGGGGTCCTGAAGACCTGTCTGTGCGACCTCTGCTGGGCCGCGACCCGCCGACTCGAGAGGATCCGTAATGGCCAAGCGGGACGAGGCCCTACTCGACGTCGTTAAGCGCAACCGCGCCGAGGCGATCGACCTTTCGAGCCGGGTCGGGCAGAAACGACTTCAGAAGCTCCTCGACCGGGCCGCGGCCGACCTGACGAAACGGATCGCAGCGTCGACGCGTGCCGGTGGAGGGCCCGGTCAGGGGTCGTTCACACACGAGCAACTTCAGGCGACGCTCCGGCAGGTCCGGGATGTCTCGAAGGGACTCCAGAAGGGCCTGGGGCGGCTCGTGGTCGACCAAGGGCACGACGCGGTCGACCGGTCCGTCGGTAACCTCGTCGACTACCTCGGACGCGCCGAGAAGGCATTCAGGGGGGTTGGGGCGCGACCGCTCGCGCTGAAGGAAGCCGCGATCCTCGACCGTGCCTATTCCGGGACCGATTCGTCGATGCTGCGCCGGCTGATGTCGACCGGCGATGAGACGCCTGAGCATCCGGCCAAGAAGGGGATCCTGGACCGGTACGGCGAAGAGGTGGTGGGGCAGTTCGAGGAGTCGCTTCAGGTCGGGCTCGTGGCCCGCAAGTCATGGGCGGAAGTCCGGCAGGACCTCGTCGAAAACTCGCCTTTCCTCCAGGGGGCTCCGAAACACTGGGCGGAACGGATCGTTCGCACTGAGTCGATGTACGCGTACAACGCTGCCGCGCACGAGGGGATGCAGGAGGCGGACAAGCAGCTTGGCGATATGACGAAGATCCTGTGCGCGGTGTTCGACGACCGCACCTCGTGGGACTCCTACCAGGTTCATGGCCAGATCCGTCGAATGCAGGAACCGTTCGGTTGGTACCTCGGGCTTTACCAACACCCACCGAATCGACCGAACGATCGCGAGACCGTCATCCCGCACCGGGTTTCGTGGCCGATCCCCGCGACGCTCGCGTGGCGTCCGGCCGAGCAGGTAAGCGCGCGCTGGCGCGCGGAGGGCCGGAAGGGCCCCGTACCGCCGCGGCCCAAGATGACGACGATCCCGCTCGAGAAGTTCGGAAAGTAGCGCCCCTTGCACCGCTCCCCTGGGGGCGCGAAGCTACGGGACCGCGCCGCGCGGCGCGGTGGAGGCCAGGATGGCGACGAAACCTTACAAGCTGAGAGACGCAACCGGACTACGGGACCACACGGGGCAGTACTCGCTCAGCGGGAAACCGGCACCCGGCAAGATGCCCGACCCACCGGCCGCCGTTGCTCCAACCAAGGTCTACCCGGGGTATCCGCCCGGCGAGGTGAAACGTGACCCCGGCCCCGACGGCGAGACCCCGCTCAAGCCTCCCGCGAAAGAAGCCCCCAAGAAGTCTTATCGGTTGCGTGGTTGAACCACTCCGCGCCCCCATCCATGATTGGCCTGCGAGGTGACAGATGAACGCTGACGGCAAATATCCCGGTACCGGTAAAGAGAGCCCCTTCGGAAACGGCAAGGGAGCCTCGACCGCGACCGGCCCGACGACCGGTGGAAACGACTTCGTCAAAAACCCGGGCGGCGTCAAGACCGGCGCCGGCAACGACTTCACCCGCAATCCGGGCGGTATGAAGACCGGCGAGGGCCGCGACTTCACGAAGGGTGAGCAGAAGAAGCAACCCCAGGGTGAGTCGTCCGACCTCAATACCGAAACGTCACCCTCCGGCGAGCTCCTGAAAAAACTCGACGCGCCGGCGTCCCCCGAGCGCGGTGCTGGCTCGATGGGGAATCCCCGCAAATCGTACAGGCTCGGGAAGTAACCCGTGTCGATCGCGGTCCTGGACGGCAGTCTCTCGGTCGGACCCGACGTGGTCTCTGACTCGTCGTTCCCGTCCGGGACCCATACGGAACCGCTTTCGCTCGCCCCGCAAAAGAAGCTCGTCAACGCCTCAACCGGAACCCTCGAGCGGAACCTCGCGAGCGCCGGATCGTTCGCAACCCTCTCGGGGGTCGGCCCGACCGATACGGTTCAGCAGGGGACGCTCCTGTACGTGAGGGTCGCGGGCGGGTCGGGGTTTCAGATCCGGCTCACGCTACAGGACCCGGGGGGCGGATCCGATATCGTGTCGATCCTTCCGATCGACGGCACGCAGATGTTCGAATTCCCCTCGAACGGCTACCTGAAGGGCCTCGAGGCCAAGGGGAACGGCAAGATCGTTTACTTGATCGCCGGACCGCAGTGAATCACGTTCTGGGGGCCCACCCCGAGGAGAATGCCCAATGAGCCTGAAGGACGCTTTCAACCGAGCCAACCCGAACCATCTCGCTGACGAGTTCCGCACCGCAAAACTCGGCGACGTCCTGCGGTCCCTCTCGGTTCACCTCTACAAGCAGGCCCCCAGCGCGCCCGTGCCGCTCGACCAGATTGCCTCGACCCACACGCTCAAGCTCCCGAACGACGCGAAGGCGTGTCGGATTCATCGAGCGGTCGCGGTCGCGGGTTCCGGCACTCCTGCCGAGTTGGTGATCGACACTCCCCCGATGACGAGCGCCACCGCCGCCGGTCACATCAACATCTCGGCCGCCGGCGACCTGACGTTCGCGTCCGCTGACGCCTGGACTCGCGTCGACGTCGACTACTTGCCGGCCGTCATGGATACCGTAACGCTCACGCTCCCGGTCGTGACGAGTGATATTGCACTCCCGACATCCGTGACCGCGATCGGCGCCGTGATGTTGCTCCGGGCCGTTCTGACGGTCGGGACCGTGACGGGTGAGGGCAAAGTGATTGCGCCGGGTTCGCGCTCCAGCACGACCCTTCAGTGCAACCTCAACCTCGCGAAGGACACGGTTCAGTTCGTTTCCGCCGATGCCGTCACGCAAGCGACCATCACGCTCGGTCTCGTGCCCGGTACGAACCTCGATACGCTCCTGAAGGCTTCCGAAGGCGTCCTGACCTGAGAGGGTCTCGCGTGTTCGCCCCGCGGGGTCGGGGGATAAACGACCCCTGACCCCGTGGAGGAATCAATGGCTGAAGAAGAAAAGCCGGTTGAGAAACCGGTCGAGAAGACGCTCGAAGAGAAACCGAAGGATCCCCCGAAGGCTTCCGAAGAGAAGCCGAAAGATCCGCCGAAAGCCGCGAAGGGTGACGACGACGATCTCGTCCCGGATGACGACGGCGTCTACAAGATCCCGCAGGCCCAGTTCCTCAAGCGGGTCGCCCAGATGTCGGCGAAGGAACTCCGCCGGATCTTCGGAACGAGCGATCTCGACAAGATCGCCGAAGAGCGCAAGGAAGCCCAGTCGCTCAAGAAGGCGAAAGAAGCCGCCGACGCAAAGGCGGATGAAGAGCGCCGGGCGAAGCTCGACGAGGAGACGCGACTCAAGGAGGACCTCAAGAAGAAGGAGGACCGGATCGCGGAACTCGAGCGCCTCAATTCCGAGAAGGAAGAGGGGATGTTGGCCGATCGCCAGGAGCAGGTCCTGACGAAGATCGCCGCGAAGCTGTTCGAGGAAGACTACGTCGATGTCGCGCTCGACCGATTCCGTCGCCACGTCCGGGGGCTCTCAAGCTCGAAGGTCAGGGCGATGGACGAAGAAGATGTTTCGACCTGGTTCCGGCAGTACGCGGAGAAGCACCCGAAGATTGCGCGCGGGGCCGATTCGACCGAGACCGACGACGACAAGAAGAAGCGCGAGACGGCCGAGGCGGCCAAGAAACCGAAGGTGCCGCTCGATACGAAACCGAAGGACCGCAAGACCGCAACGTCTTCTCTCGACATGGGGAAGTTCGGCGGTAAGACCCCGCGGCCCGGTCAGCCGAACTCGATGAACAGCACCGAGCTCGCCGAGTACAAGCGGGCGCGCGGTATGTCCTGGTAACGAGGACGTCCTGATCCCCGGAGGGGCAAGCGATCGAGAGGTCGTTTGCCCCTTCTGCTTTTGGGGGCGGCTTGCGCGGGCTCGGGACGAATGCCACGGTTCCGGTGTCCAGACGCGAACAGGCAGACCCAGTCCCCCAATACGCGCACGACGGCGGTTAACGGTCGGTCCCGGGAGGAGTGGCAGAGGCCCAGTAGCGAAGGCTACCAGAACCCCCACCCGAAAGATCCATCCCAATGGCCATCCAAGGCTCTATCGTCTCTGCCCTCCCGGAGGGCATTCAGTCGCTCATCCAAGAGGGGATGCTCGAGAGGGCATTCCACGACGGTCTTGTGCCGGCGCTCCAGTACCGCGCCGAGGGTATGTTTCAGCGCTTCGAGGGTAACCTCGGCACCGAGAAGCTGGAGACCCGCCCGGGCCTTCTGCGCCCCAAGACAACCCCGCTCGTCGCGGGCGTCGACCCCAATCCCCAGGCCCTGACGTACGAGCAGTGGTACGCGCGCATCGACCAATACGGCGATTCGATCGACACCCACATGCCGACCAGCGCCGTTTCGATCGGCGACCAGTTCGGCCGGAACGTTCACCAACTCGGCATCCAGGCCGGTATGTCGGTCAACCGAATGGCCCGCAACGCGTTCTTCAAGCCCTACTTGGGAGGCTCGACGAACCTGATCGCCGCAACCGGTACCGGCGACACCACGATCCGGGTCGCGGCCCTCAACGGGTTCACGACCGTCATCGGTTCGACGAACGCTCAGGTTCGCCCGGTTCCGATCGGTCCCTCCTCGCCGCTCTCGATCACGATCATGAACGGCGCGACCCCGATCGTCCGCAACGCGATCGGTTTCGCTCCCGACGACCCCACGGACCCGTTCGGGCCCGGTACCTTGACGCTCTCCGCGACCGTCGGGTCGGTCGTCGCGACCCGCTCGCCCGTGCTTTCGGCGCTCCGCCCGAAGATCCTCCGCAGCGGCGGTGGTGACTCGGTCGACGCGCTTTCAAGCTCGGACACGATCGCGCTTCAGGACGTCATCAATGCCTGCGCGGAACTCCGCCAGCGCAACGTGCCGCCCCACGAGGACGGGTTCTATCACGCTCACCTGTCGAGCCTGACGAACGCTCAAGTGTTCCAGGACCCGGTCTACCAGCGCCTTCAGCAATCGCTGCCCGAGAACGCCCCCTACAAGCAGGCGTACATCGGGACCGTCGCGGGCGTCTCGTTCTACATGAACACCGAGTCGCCTGACTCGGGGAACTCCGGGACCCTGACCGGAACTTCGGCGAATGCGTTCTACGCGGCCGACATCGGCGCCGAAGTCGTCAACAACGGCGGCGTAAAGGTCGGACGCGTGATCGTATGTGGCCGCGGCGCCCTCTACGAGCACGGGCTCGACGAGTCCGCCTACGTGAGCGAAGCGGGCGTCAACGGGAAGATCGGCGAGTTCGACATCGTGAACAACGGCGTCCAGATCTCGACCGACCGTATCCGGCTGATCATCCGGGCTCCCGTGAACCGCATGCAGGACCTCGTCAGTTCGAGCTGGTCCATCACGGCCGGCTGGTCGGCCCCGACCGACTTCACCGCGCAGGGTGGCAGCGAGCTCTACAAGCGCGCTGTCGTGATTGAGCACGCATTGGGCTAGCGCTTAGTCGCTTCCCGTAAGCCGCGAAGGGCCACCTGGTTTACGCCGGGTGGCCTTTTGCTTGTCCGCCCTTCGCGGGGGCGGTAAAGGAACCGCGGAGGTACAGACGAGATGGCCAGATCAGCACCGAAGCCGCAGCAGGCCCAGCAGGCAGAATCCCAGATCCCCGGGGGAAGTTCGGGGGCACCGTTCGTCGAACACGACTCGGCAACGATCCCGCTCGCGCCCCCCGACCTCGTCAGGGCCGCGCGCGAGGAACGCGAGCCCGATGAGCCCGTCGTACCGGTCGCCCGCTACCGGGTCCTTCAAGAACGTCGGATCATGCACCGCGGTTCCCTGACGATGCTGAAGCCCGGCAAGATCGTCGACGAGTCGAACTACCGGATCGAGGACCTCATCGGTCAGGGAGTTCAGCTCCAGAAGCTGGAGGAGTAGGGTGGCGCTTTCGGAGGACGAACGGGTCCGGATTCGGCATCACCTCGGCTACCTCAACGTCGCGGAGGTCGCGACGTTCGTGTTAGGTGTCCCGGCGTCGGTCCAGACCCAGTTCATGATCGAGCCCGCGATGGACAAGATCCTGTTGCCGGCCGAGGCGAAGGCGCGACAGCTCCTCGATCAACTCGACGCGGTCGAGTTCCAACTGTTCGACGACACCGAGACGCTCGTCGCAAGCAAGGTCGGGTCGATCGACCTGAACCCGGACGAGTTCGAGAAGGTCATCCAGCGGTACGACTTCATCCGGAACGGGCTCGCCAACATCTTGGGTGTGATCCCGAACCCGTACGACAAGCGATTTTGGCAATCCGGTGGGGGAGCGGTCGGCATCAACGTGCCGATCGTTCACTGACGGATGCCGAAGGTCGGACCGCTCCCGCCGGGTAAGGTCGGCCGAACCCTCATCGACAAGCTCGTCGGGAAGGCCGACAAGATTCGTCAGCTCGCGACCAAGCTCGGGATCCGGCCATACCGGGTATTCTTGGTTCACTCGGGGTGGACGGGGGAGGAACGCGGCGAAGGACGCGAGCGCGAGCTCAGCCGGGTAGAGCTGCTCCCGACCCCGCGCGTCAGCCCGCTCGACGCGGTCTCGCGGGTACCGTTCCACGCCGGCGCGTACCCGGTCGGATCCATCCGGGTCGACGAGATCTCGATGCGGTACACGGAGGACCAGCTCAATGGGCTCGGATACCCGCGCACGGGCGCGGACGAAGTTCCGGAGCGGTTCGACTTCTGGTACGAGCTCGTCGAGGACGGTCGCTCTGGGGGGCCGGTTCGACCGCAGAAGTACCGGATCCTGGGGCAGCCGTTCCGGAATGCCGAGCAGGTCTTTTGGGCGGTCGCACTCGAGAGAATCTCGGACGACCCACCGGCGCGTCAGCTGCCTTAGCTGGTGAGCCAGCGCTGGACGGCACCGCCGGCGCGCGCCGCGCCCGAGATAGCCGCGAACAAGACCATCACGAGCACGATCCCGAACCAGACCGACGCCTGAAGGACCAGGAGCGGTCGGTCCCACCGCCCGTGCTCCACGAGGTCAGCATCCCAGTGTTGGTAGAACCCAAACGCGGCCGCGACGTAAACGATTAGCGTAACCATCGTTGAACCGATGGCGCGGGGCCGCCAAGCTTCCGGCATGCCCTCGACCGTTATCCCGATCGAAGAGGCCGGCGCCTGGGCGGCCGGGATCGGGCGCGCGATGCCGGATGCGGCCCGGCGGGGACTCTTGGCGGCCGCTTACCGAATCGTAGGGGCGATCAAAACCCTCGACCTCCCGCTCGACCGCGGAACCGCGCGAGCCGGGTGGCGAGCCGAACAGGTTCCGGCGGGAGCCGCGATCTTCAATACGGTCCTGGAGGCGGTCCTGATGGAAGGTGGGGTCAGGCCCCAAAACATCAAGATCGGTCGGAAGATGATCGATGCCCTCGCGGAGTGGGCCCGCCGAAAGGGCATTGGGTCTCAGCGAAACCAGACCGCGTCCGGCAGGGTCACGAAGGGCCGGCCTGCTGATGAACTGTACCGGTCGGTCGCGTGGGCGATCGCGACCAAGATGAAGCGGACCGGCATCTTCCACCCCGAGAAGGGGGGCCTCCAGCCGCTCGCCAAAACGACTCGTCGACTCGGTCCCCAGTACATTCGCGAAGAGGTCGCGCGCGAGCTCCGCCGGGCCTTCGGGGCAACCTGATGAGTACCCGCGAACGAGCCCACGACCTGATGAACGGCGCGACGCCCAACACGGCGCCGTGGCCGGCCCGCCCCGAGGTAGCGCTTCAGGCGGTCGACGGCCGTACGGTCGCGCTCAGGATCCTGGCCCGCTACATCTCGGAGCTCATCTTTCAGCTCCCGGGTGACAAGGGATCGCCCGTCACGATCCCGTACCGGATCAAACCGGAGGACGTCCACATCGAGCAGCCCGACAACGTCGACAAGCTCCGGTTCCCGTCGATCGTATTCTTGCCGGGTGCGGGTGAATACCAGCCGGTCGGTCTGACCCCCTACGTGGTTGAGTCGACGCGAGACGAGGAACGGAAGGACTGTGCGCTCCAGGTGATGGGGGAGTACTTCGAGGCCTTTACGGTCGAGTGCTGGGCCGACTCGATGCCGCTCCGGCGGTCACTCGTCGCGGCACTCGAGGACGCGTTCGTCCCGTCGGAAGCGATCTACGGGCTCCGGTTCCGGATGCCCGACTACCACGACCAAACGGTCTGTTTCACGCTCGCGACCTCAATGCGGCCCGACGACCCGGATGCGGTCCGGAACCGGCGCTGGGCCCACCTGGGGCTCGAGATGAGGTTCGAGGTCGTCAAACTGGTTCCGGTCGAGGGGTTCCGACCCGAAGTCGAGGTCGGGACATTCGAGTTTGGCCTCGGGGGTCCCGACTCGGACGTTTGAAGCCTGGGAGCGTGCGTGCCACGATTCGATCGCGCGCGAGGGAAACCGAACCATGGCGAACTTCATCAGGCGTTTTACGACCGATCCCGGCAACGATATCCTGCTGAACATCGAGTCGGTCAACGTGATCGACCGGGATCCGCCGGCCGCCATCACGGGGGTCGGGACCGGCACCGCGATGCTGGTGGGGGAGTTCGAAAACGGACCCTTCAATCTCGCGACCGAGATCACGGGCGCCGAGGACATGCAGCAGACGTTCGGATCACTCGGCTACACGTACGGGGGAACGACCGGCCAGAATCCGTCGGCCCGCACCCGCAATGCCGACTCGGCCGTCGCACCCGAATACTGGAACGGCAACGGAGCCGTTCAGCTCTCGGGGAAGCGATTCAGCCGACTCGTGCTCGTTCGGGTCGACACGAGCGTTGGGAGCGTCAGCTTTTCGCGGCTCGGCTCGTCCACAGGAGTCGCGAAGCCGAGCTACCAGATCACGACGGCCGACACGCTCTCGTTCAAGATCAACGGCGCCGGCGCCGTAACCGCGACTTTCACGGCCGTCGCGGCCGTCACGACCGGAGCATCGGCCACCTACGCGATCGTCGGGGGCGAGACCGTCACGCTCCAGTACGACTCAGCGCCGGCCTTCACCGTCACGTTCCTCTCGACCGACACGACCCAGGCCGCCGTGATCGCGCGGATTAACCAGTACGCGGGTTTCACGTACGCGTCGACCTCAACCACCGAAGTTCGGCTGACGTCCCGCCAAAAGGGCAGCGGCGCAAAGAACGTCGTCGTCGGGTTCGACACCGGTGCGACCGCGGCGAAGCTCGGCCTGACGGCCGGCACGGTCAGTGGGTCCGGGAACGTAGCGAACTCGAACGCCGTGACGTTCGCGGAGCTGAAGCTGATCGTCGAAACCGCCCTAACGGGTACGACGATGGACCAGACTTCGAGCGGCGCACCGCGCCTCTCGAGCAACACGGCCCTCACGGGGACCGTCGAACTCAGTACGCCGACGACCGCGACCGACTTCGGGTTTTCGGCCGGCGTCGGCACCGCCGTAACGGGTGACGCTGGGAAGATCCCGGCCGGGACGGTCGTCAAAACGAGCGGTCCGGTCAAATACGTCACGATGCAGGACGTCGCCGTGACGGCGGCATCGGCCGGACCCTACACGGTCAAGGTGCGGCACGCGACCGACGACGGGACCGGTACGGCATCGATCGCCGGCTCCATCACGCTCGTCGACTCGGTTTCGCCGATCGACCTCGCGGCGTTCTCCGTTATCAACCTCACGCCGACCGTCGCGGCCCTGACGGAATCCCAGATCGACGCCGCGTACTCGGCTGCGTTCGACGCGACCCTCGACATCAACACGGTCGCGAAGGTCATCAACGTTGCGTGGTCGGCTCGTCAGTCGAACTCGGTGCGCCGCAAGGGCAAGGACAACGCACTCAGCGCGAGTGCAAACGGCTGTTTCGGCCGCATGTTCCTCGCGCGGTCCCCGATGGCACTCGCGAAGGCAATCGCGAAGGGCACCTCTGAACCGGGCGTTGGCCCGTACCGGGATCAGCGGGTCGTCTACTGCTACCCGAACGCTCGCACGAACGTACCCGGGATCGCACGCCTCGGACTCTCGGGCGGCACTGGCTTCACGGTCGATGGCAACGTCGACGTGGGGGCCGACGGGTTCCTCGCGAGCGTTCTGAGCCAGCTCCCGCCGGAGGAAAACCCCGGCCAGGACGCGGGGCTCCTCGGGAACATCATCGGGATCGAGTCGGGGCTCTCGTCTCAATCCCTAACGATGTCGGACTACATCGCGTTCAAGGCCGCCGGTATCTGCGCGCTCCGGATGGACGCCGGCACCGCGAGCTTTCAGTCGGGCGTGACGTCGGTCGATCCGCTCGCGTACCCGAACCTGAAGAACATCGCGCGTCGCCGGATGGCGGACTTCATCCAAGATACGCTCGCGAACCGCATCACGGGCTTCGGGAAAAAGCTCTCGACGATCCGTCGCCGCAAGGCTCTTTTGGCCGAGGTTCGCGGATTCCTGAAGGGGCTCTTGTCGCCGGACGATCTCGCGAGTCAGCGGATCGCGGCGTTCTCGGCTTCCGACAAGCAGGGCAACACGCCGACGACGCTCGGCCAGGGCCTCTATCGGGTCAAGGTCGCGGTCACGACGATCTCGTCACTCGATTCGATCGTGCTCGATACGACGATCGGCGAAACCGTCGACGTAACGGAAGCCGCGTAAGCGACAGGGAAGCGAAGAAGGAAGGAACCGGACAATGCCGACCCCGCAGAGGATCAAGGGCCAAGAGGTCGTGATCAACATCGTTTCGGATGGGGTCCTCGAGGACACGTTGAACTCGATCAGTGAGTTCAACGACGAGGACATGCTCGAGATCAAACAACTCGGGTACCTGGGCGAGGTCAGCAACCGCGGCGACTCGATCTACAACGGGACGAAGTTCGACCTCTCGCTTCACCTTCAGAGCCAGGAGTGGTTCCGGTTCAAGCAAAAGGTGATCGCGAAGGCTCAGCGAACGCTTCCGGACCTCGTCTTCAACGTCACCGTCACGTACTTTTTTCCGAACGGCGATACCCCGACCGTCACGTACGCGGACGTATCGTGGGGCCCGATCCCGAAGAACGTCGCGAGCCGCGGCGACTACGTGAAGGCCAAGATGGAGGGTTTCGTCAGCTCGGTTGACGAGAACCTCGTTTGATCCCGGGGGCCGGAGCCCGACGGGCTCCGGTAGTGGAGGACGCAACGCGCGACGGGCCTCTGGTTCCCGTACCCCTTCGGGAGTACCTCCACCGGGAACTGGGGGCCCGGCCAAGTGGAGGCCGCCGTGAGAGAACATAAGAAGCCCGGACCGGGCACGATGAAGGACCTCGCCGACAAGGTGAGGGAACGGCCGGCAACGCCGGAAGAAGAGCAGGAGCTTCAGGAGCTCGATGGGGACGACGATACCCCGCAGGTGCTGCCAGGGCGGCTCCAGAGCTCGGAAGCGGTCGGGATGCCGGACTGGGTCAGGATCCCGGCTGACCTCCCGATTCCGCCCGCTGGTGTCACGATGACGGCAATGCGGTTCGAACCCGAGTGGACCGACCGGCCCGCGCTCGGGGAGCGGCAGTGCATCGTCTGGAACCTTTCGGTTGGGGACGAGAAGTTCTCGCGCCGGCGCGCGAAGGGGGATCCGGACGGCGTGATGGACGAGCAGGCCAAACAGATGATCCGGGCGATCGACGGCCAGGTCGTGAACTGGGGACTCGATACGGCCCCCAATAGCCCGAACCGTTTCTGGGACGAGATCGGCAAGAAGTGCCGGCTCTTGATCCTGAACCACTACATGAAGGTCCACACGCTCGGGCAGGACGAGAAGCTGCATTTTTTAGGGAATTGCCTCGCTGTCAGGACGGTCGGTCCTTCGCCGAGGCAGCAGACCCCTCGGGGGCGTGGCCGCTAGACCCCGACACGCTCGACGATATCCTGGACGCGATCTTCGTTCCGGGGGCACACGACCAGTCGTTCGCGTCGGACCGGCACCGCCATACGGCGCGGTCCCGGCGCGTCTTCTGCTGCCTTTGGCCGCTCCACGTCAGCATCGATCCGGAGGAACAGGAGCAGGATCGCCGGCGAATGTTCTCCTACATGGCCCGGTACGGTCGCCAGAGTCTGCTCGACCGCGACTGGCAGGACGAAGACCTTGAGGAGTTCAAGGCCAAGTACCACGATCTGGCGGAGGTGATCCGGCTCGAAAGCCAGGTCGGAAGGAAAGAAGAAGACCATGGCTGAGTCGGTCGAGATCAGGTCAATACTCAAACTCGACGACCAATCGAGTCACGTCGTCGAGAAGGTAAAGGGCGGGTTCGAGCACATGTCGGAGCGGGTCCACGAGGCCCAACACGAGATGGCGGGGCTCTTCAAGACCTCTCTCGCGATGGCGGCTGGCTTTCAGATCGACCATGGGATCGAGTCGATCAAGGAGTTCGGGCACGAGGTCTTCAACGCCGCGAAGAACCTCGGGGAAGAACAGAAGCAGCTCGCGGGATCGATCGCGATCGGCGACAAGAGCGGGCGTTCGTACGAGGAGATCAAAGCCCAAGCGGGTGAGCTTCACGAGGAGCTCGAGGGGCTCGGGATCGCGGCGGGAGCGTCGACGGAATCGATCATCGATGCGTTCTCGACGATCCAGGCGAGAAGTCAGCGGTCGATCGAACAGACGAAAGAGCTGACCGAGAACATGGTCTACGCGAGTCGCGCGGTCCCGGGCGGGATGGAGGGAATGGCGAACGCGTTCCGCGATCTCGAAACCGGGATCGTCCGGCCCCGCAACGCGCTCGTTCAGCTGATGATCATGACCGGCACCGTCGAAGGGAACGCGAAGAAGGTCTCGAAGGGCCTATCGGCGATGTTTCAGTCCGGCGAGGGCGGGCAGGAAAAGGTGATGAAGCTCGCCGAGCAGGCCGTCGAGCGGATGTCGGAAAAAATGAAGAAAGCACCCGTGACGTTCGGGCAGGCGGTCGAGTCGCTCAAGTCGATGCGGGAAGAAGTGTTCGAGCAGATGGGGGCCCCGATCCTGAAGGCCATGACGGGCCCGCTCGTGAAGCTGAAGGAGTACTTCGTTCAGAATCGCGAGGCGATCTCGAAGTGGGCTCACGAGGTGGGGGTAAAGGTCGGGGTTTGGATCAAGGAAGCGGCCGAGAAGATCCGGGAGGGATTCCAGTACCTTCAGAACCACGCCGAGGAGATCAAAAAAGCGATTCAGGAGGGGTTCGACGCCGCGAAGGCGGTCGTGCAGTGGATCCTGGCCCACAAGGAGGAGATCGCGATCGCGTTCGGCGCGAAGGCGGTTCTGCCGGGCGCGATCGGGGCCGCGAAGGGCGGTATCGAGGTCGCGAGCTCACTCGCCGGCATGGGCGGCATGGGGCTGAAGGGCGGCAGCCTGATGAGTGCCGGGGGGCTCGCGTCGTTCGGGCTCGCGGTCGCGGCGTTCGCGGCCGCCGTTGGGGCCTGGAAGCTCGCGATCGACCAGTGGAACAAGCTCCGCGACATGACGCACGGAAAGTCGGATGCTGAGCAGAACGAAGAGGCTCGCAACGTCAGGCTCCGCGACATGGGGGGTTCAGCCGAGAAGATCGACACGAAGGAGTTCGACAAGCTTCGGGCCGCCTACATCGACCAGGCGGACGCGATGGGGATGTCGCAACGCGCGGCCGGCGAATACGCGGATGCGGTCTGGGAGCATCACCGGATCCTCCGGCAGTCGGCCGAGGAGGTCGACGAGATCGCACAGCGGGCCGGTCAGGGCGACGAAGTCGAGAGCGCGAAACGTTGGGTCGATATCTTCAACGGCGCGGTGCTTCAGCAGAACGAAGCGGTTCAGCGGTACGCGGCGAACGCGCTCGCGGGATCCGAGATGCTCCAGAATGCGTTCCTCGCGAGCGGGGCGAACGTCGAGGGTGGGTTCGATCACCTCGCGGAACTCGTCGGCGGGAAGTCGGAGGAATTCGCCAAGATCCTCAAGGGAATGGGGACCGACGCCGCGCACGGGAAGCTGCCTGACAAGGTCCAGATGAACTTCAACGGCAACACCTTCAACATCAAGCAGGACTTTAAAGACTCGGACCCGGACCGGATTCTACTGACGTTCCGCCGCGACCTTGTCCGGAACGCGATCGCGCGTAACCAGAGCCGACTCGGGACTCCGTTCGGCATCTAGTTGTGCGGGCGCCTCAGCAGCGGTAGGGTTCTGGCCAGGAGAATCCAACATGGCGATGCCCCCGTTCCTCAAGAAAAAGCTCGATGCGTCGAGCGAGTCCGAAAGCTCCGCCAGCGAGTCCGAAAGCTCGGCTAGCGAGTCGGAGTCCGAAAGCTCGGCTTCTCCCGCCCCCAAGAAAAAGGCATCGTTCGGCAAGGGCCTCGCGGCCTGGGCCGGCAAGAAGTAGGGGGACCGCGCCGCGCGGCGCGGTGAGCCGTGGCGATCCTCAGCACGCTTGTGATCGAGGACCTTGGTCCGTCCGGCGAGCGTGTTGAGCTCCGGGGGGCCGGCCTGCCGCTGAAGGGCGCGAGCTGGAAGGGTACCCAGAACGTCAAGACGACCTGGTACCCGGGGAACTCGATCGAGGCGACCCAGCAGGTTCTGGGTCCCCAGGAGGAACCCTCCGAATGGGAGGGGGAGTGGAACCGCACCCGTCTGGCCAAGACCCCGTGTGTGATCTCGACCCCCGAGGGGGACCAGAAGGTCGTGTCGCCGTTCGACCTCTGGGATGCGCTCGACGAATTCCGAATCAAGGGCACGAAGCTTCGGGTCCAGTGGATCGTTCAGGACGAGAACGGGTCGACGCGCGCGACGCGCTCACGCGAGGGGCGCCTGACGTCGCTCGAGGGGCTCGCCGACACCGCGTACGACGTCCGGTGGAAAGCCCGCTTCGACTGGTCTGGCCGCGGTGGTGCCCAACAGAAGGCGGTCTCGACCCGCGAGGGTGACCTCGCGAGCGCGACCCGGGGGCTCGCGAGCTCCGCGAACGAGATCGCGGGTGTGGCGGCCCGGTCGGCCGCACAACTCGAGCGAAGCGCGGCCGCCCAGGCAGCGGCCGACAACACGGCGCCACCGATCGCGACCTCAACATTCCTGACGCTCGGGTCACTCGAAACGATCGCGCTCGGGCCGGCCGCGATCGTCGATACGATGATCGATCAGACGACCCGGATCGCGAACGACGTCGGCCGAATCATCGGGGTCGCGCAGAAAGCCGCCACGATCCCGAGCCAGATCGCGAGCGCTGGCAAGACCCTCGCGGCGAGCATGAGGCTCGCGGTCAATCAGGGGAAGGACCAGATCGACCGAACTCCGGTCGAGACCATGACGCATATTCAGGACGTCGTCGCGATCGGTCGCTCGATGCGGTACTTCGGTCGCGTCCACGACGCGGCGAATCAGCTCGGCACGGACGCGTCCAAGATGGAGGATCGTCTCATCGCGTCCGGTCCCCGCGCGCTCGTTCCTCGGAAAACGGTCGAGGTTCACGTGTGCAAGGATGGCGACACCATGGCGAGCGTCTCGCAGAAGCACTACGGGACCCCGGACCGGGCCGTCGATATCGCGCGCGCGAACCACCTTCCGTGGCATCAGCGGACCCTGACGCCCGGCCGAACCCTAGTCATCCCGATCCTCGATCCGCAGCGGACCGCTTGACGGCTCCGGCCCCCCGCTGGGACCCTTAGGGGTGCCGGATCCCGAACAGCCTGAACAGTCCTACTACCCGCTTGCGAAGGCGCGGCTGATCGTCCGGTTCGAAGAGTTCGGATCGCCGGTCGTAAAGGGAGACGCGCCGCGGAAGCTCGTCCAAACGCTCCGGGGAACGAAGTCATCCCGGAACGCGCTCGAGGTCCGGCAGGATCCGGATGCGCCCGCCGGAACGAAGCGGCTCGTCCTATCGCCGAAGTCGGGTTCCGCCGACAGCCCCCAGCAGGAAGACAAGAGCGCCGATGGCCTATCGTGGTCGATCGGTGGGGTCGTGCCGAAACAGGCGTCGTGGAAGGAGAACGGGATCCGGAGTGCGAACGAACTGAAGTTGGTCCTGAAGTTCGTCGACGCACCGTTCGACCCGAGGGCGATCCGGACCTGCGCGGTCGAGCTTTACGTCGGAACCATCAAGGCGTCCGACTACGAGGCCGCGATGCAGGGGGACGAACACTCGGCCGCCGACCGAACGCCGGGCGCCGCCGGCGCGTTCCTACTCCCGGACGGTTGGGTCGACGCGACCGGTCGACCGCGGTCGAATCTTCGGTTTCAGGGCTGGGTCGACGAGTGGGAGGTCGACTGGGACGAGGACAACGAACCGATCGCGACCCTAACGTGCCGGGACAATACGAAGGTTCTGATCGACCAGGATGCGCCCCCGAGACTCGTCTTGGCGGCCAACAAGCCAATCGATGAAGCGATCGCGACGTACCTGTCGAACTTCCCCCAGTTCGCCGGTATGGCGGTCGAGTACCGGCCCGCCGGCGAGCAGGTTCCGTCGCTCGACGGAGCGCTTTCCAAGACGTCCTACAAGCCCAAGCTCGGGCCGGCCCCAACGAAAGCCGGTGGGTCGCCGAACAAGATGTCGGTCTGGGACTACCTGACGGATGCCTGCGGGGCGCTCGGACACGTCGTGATGGTCGAGGGGACCGTCGTGGTGATTCAGCGGGCCCGTTCGATGCTATCGAGCACGGTATCGCAGCGACCCGAGGATCCGTTCACGACCCGCACGCTCCCGTCGGGCCTCCAGATGGAGCGCCGTCACTTCATCTACGGGCGAAACGTCCTGGGCTACAAGGTCGCGCGCCGGTACGCGAAGACGGCCCCAACGAATGTCGAGGTTCGGTCCTACATCGCGAAGCGAAAGAAGGTGTTGGTCGTTCGGTTTCCGGCGAGCGCGATCGTGACGAGCGCGAACCCCGGGGACGGTCACAGCGAGCAGAAGTATCTCGTCTGGCGAGTCTCGGGAATCGAGGACGAGAAAACGATGCGGGTCATCGCGCAGTCGATCTACGAAACGGTCGGTCGGAACGAGCTCGCCGTGACGCTCAAGACCCGGAACCTCGCTTCGTTCGGCGGTGGGAACGAAGATCCCGATATCTTCGACATGAAGCCGGGGGATGCGTTCGAGATCCTGGTCAATCGCGATGCGGACTACTCGACCCTTACGGGGATCGAGCAGGAGATGTTGGTCGCGGACGGGGCCCGCCGATTCCTCGAGGCAGCCGGTTACTCGGCCGACCTCGCGAACGCCTATGCGGCCGCGTACGCGAACGCGGGGTTTCAATCGACGTTCCGACTTCGCGAGTACTCCGGCGAATGGTCGATCGACGATGGGGTCTCGTTCACGATCGGCGGCGTGAACTACGTCGAGGTCAGGATGGACCAAGAGCTTCCGCAGGGTGAAGAGCAGAAGAGTCCGAAAGGGGCCGGCCCGACGAAGCGTCAGCCGAAGGTGTCCTGATGGAGCGCGAGCTCAGCGATATGACGAGTTTTCCTGGCGCCGATACGCGCCAGTGGGTCTCGTACGGTACCGTCGATCCGGACGGACCCGATTCCCGATCCGTTACGTTCGAGAAAGGGCTCGGCCCGATCGTCGACGTGACGCTTCAGCCGTCCGGGATCCCGTGCCGGTGCCGGGTCGCGGGGGGTGTCGCGGGCGCCGGCGAAGGCGAGTACTATCCGTTCGCGGCGAACGACGAAGTCTTGGTCCTGATCCCGGAAGGGGACGAACGCGCCCATCCCGTGATCGTCGCGCGGATGAACAACGAGCTCGACGCGTGGCCCGATACGGTCGCGGCGAACGATCCGACTCAAAACAACTTCGGGTTCCGGCGCATGAAGGCGCCCTGGATGGTCGAAACCGCGCAGGCCTGGGGGGTCCGGAACGCCGTCACGGGAGCGCTCCTGATGATGGAGGCCGCCGGCTCAACGACGGCCCGGGATGGGTTCGGTGACTTCCTTCATCTCGGGCCCGACTTCGCTGGTCTTCAGACGACCGACGATACCGACAAGACGTCCCCCGTCACGACCCCCGGGTCGACCGTGATGGTCCTTCAGCTCGACAAGAAGAACAAGCAGGTCAGGGCAGAAGTAACGGGCAAAGCCATCATGCTGCTCGGCGAACAGGGGAGCGTCGTCGGAACGACCGGGGCGCTCCAGGTCTCGACCCAGGGAGCCACCGCGAGCGAACACGTCGCGACAACCGAACAGGTCCTCAACATTCTGAACAACTTTCTGCTCCTACTCTCGGGGTTCTCGGCCCCGGGGGCACTCGCGGCGCTATCGGCTCCGCCGGCGCGTGATGCGTTCCTCGCGAGCGTATTGTCGGCCGCCGGCGTACCGGGTACCGGAACCGTATCGCCGGCCGTCATGTCGGCCCTCGCGGGCGCAATGGCGGGAAAACTTCCAAACCCAACGGGAAACAATCCGGGCGTCACGTGCCCGGGGTTTCTGGCAGGCTAACGGATGTCGGGATTCCAACCGCCCCCGAACGCTCCGCCGCCGGCCGTCCAAGATCTGGCGGACGAGGCCGCGGCGTTCTCGTTATCGCTGAAGCTCCCTCCGATCCCGGCATTCCCAGGCGCCGCTGGGGGCGCAGGAATACGGGTCCCGACGCTTCCGTTCTCGATCTGTGGGTTCAAGCTTCCGGGACCACTCCCGTTTGGGCTCAGTTTCTCGATCCCCCCGTTCGCGATCCCTCTCCCGAAGTTCGCGCTCGCGGTCGGGATCTCGTGCGACGGTGTTTTGAACGAGCACCCCCTCAACTTCGCCGCGGGGGTCGCGTGGGGTGGGGGTCGGATCTCGCGCGCAGACCCCGACCCGGACGCGGAAGCCGACAGCTGATACCATCTGGGGCGTGACGACCGTCGATACCGGCTGGGGTAGTGGACCGTGGGGCGTTTTCCCGTGGGCGGGGCTCGGCCCGACCGACGTACCGGTCAGTCCGGCCCTCTCGAACGCGTTCGCGATCCGCGAAAACGTCGTGCAGCTCTTCTTTTCGCTAGACCTTGTCGTGACGGGACTCCTCGACTCGAACGACGCCGGCGACCCACTCCACTACGTGGTCACGCCCGATACGTCGACGATCGGGTACGATGGGCTCCCGGCCCGAACCGTCGGGGTCATCCGGGTCGATCTCGTCGATGATCAAGGGCTCGCCGGTACGATTCTGAATCTGATTCTCGACCGCCCCCTGAGCCCCTACCCGGCCCTTTACGACGTAACGGTTCACGACCTCGTTGGGCTTTCGCCGGCGAACGCGCACGCGACTTTCTACGGGGTCCGGCAGCCGTTCCGGGACCCAACCCCTGACGGACTCCTTCCGTCGCGCGATATCGCACACCCCGATACGCTCTCGAGCGCACTCGACCCGCTTCCGAATGGAACCGATCCGCTCGTTCTCGGAACGATCCCGGTCGATTCGTCGGGCGACTACGCGTTCGACGAGGGCATCGCGTCCCTCCGCAAACGGGTCTTCCGCCGGATGCTCTCGATCCCGGGTAGTTTCCTTCATCTCGGGAACGCCTACGGGGTCGGGACCGCCAGCTTTCTGAAGCTCCTCGCCAGCCCAGCAAACCGTCAAAAGATCGCGACAGCCGCGGAAGCTCAGATCCGGCAGGAGCCGGACGTTTCGAGGGTCAAGGTCAAGATTCAGTACGACCCCGCGACCCCGCAGCTCGCCCGATACGTCGTGTTGGTCAAACCGGTCGTAGGGGCCGCGAAGCGGTTCGACGTTCCGGTCGTGATTGTAGCCGGGTAGGGGTTTTGCCGGCACGGCCCCCAGGGGTCACGATCCGACCATGGATCTGCCCTCCCGGCTCGACCTCTTTGCGGTAGGGCGCCAGTACGTCGTCGAACGGGCGAACAAGATCGACCCGAAACAGATCGACGTCCAGGGGAGCGACGTCAACGTTTTCGTCGGCTCGACGAGCGTCGTCGCGTTCGAGATCGTCAAACAGCTCGCGTACTCGGTCAATCGCCTCCTGCTCGATGGGGCCGAGGACGAGGACCTCGACCGCTTCGCCTGGGACCGGTACCAGACGGCGCGGTTCGGCGCGTCTCCTGCCGTCGGGACCGTTCAGTTTTCGCGAGTATCGGCCACCGTGGGGGCCGGGTCGATCCTGGTCGGCACGAAAGTCACGACGAACGACGGGATCGAGTACGTCACGACCTCAACGGCTGCGTTCTCGGGTACTGACCTGACGTCGAGCGCTGACGTTCAGGCGGTTCAGGCCGGGCGCGACTTTCAGGTCGGGGCGAACCAGATCCGGAGAATCCCACCGCAGGCGCCGGCGAACGTTCCGTTCGACCCGACCCTGACGGTGAACAATCCGGTCGCGACCGCGGGAGGCGCGGACCGCGAACAAGACGAGGACTTCCGAAACCGTGTTCGTGACTTCTGGCTGACGGCTCGCCGCGGGACCCTCAAGGCGATCGAGCTCGGGGCCCGCCAGGTTCCGGGAGTCGTATCGGCTCAGGCGTCGGAGGTCACGACGGTCGGGTCGACGCCCGCTCGGGTCGTGATCCTGTACGTGGCGGACGGTTCAGGTGTTTCGAATCAAGCGCTCGCGAACCGCGTCTCGACATCCCTCGGTGAGTATCGGGCGGCCGGGATTGCCGTCATCGTCGTGACGAGCCAGCCCGAGATCGTCGACGTCGTCCTGAGGCTCGCGTTCGAGGCGAACGTCGACACGGTTTCGCTGACCCAGGCCGTCTTGTCGGCGGTCGTTGGGTTCATCAATTCGATTCCGGTCAACAACCCGCTCAGAATCGCGGACCTTCAGGCGGTTTTGGCCCGCTTCCGAAGTGATGGGCTCGTCGTCACGACCGATCCGACAACGCCCGCCAACAGCACGATCGTCGCGCCTGTCGGCGACGTAATACCGGACGCCGGTAAGACGATCCGGACGACTTCGCAGAACGTGACGCTAGCGGCATGACGGTTCCGATCGTCGCCGCACAGGGTCCCCTGACGATCGCGGACCTTCAGGCGGTCTGGGAATCGTCGGTCGATAACCAGTTTTCCGCTTCGCTCTTCGAGAAGGGGGACGGGTCCGGGATCGAGGCATACGCGCAGACTTGGGCGATGCTGGAGCGTCTCTCGAGGGCCGTCGACGTCACGACGCAGGCCATGTACATCCTGCCGTGGAGCGGCCAGACATCAGATCCGGCCGCCGGCGAGAAGCGCGCGACCGTCACGCTCTCGGTCTCGCGGAGCGGGCTCCCCAATATCCCGCTGGTCCTGATGGCGGGTCCGTTTTTGGTCGGCGAAACCACGACCGATTGGGGCGCGACCCCGGGAGCAGAAGGCGAAGCCTTCGAGTCGGGGCGCCTCTATCACCTAACGAGCGCGTATTGCTTCGCGCCCGGCGATACCGCCGAAGTCGACCTCACGGCAGAAGCCGAACTCGTTGGGTGGGGATACAACAACCCGCTACCCGACACGCTTCGGGCGATCCGACAGATCGCGGCGAACTTCGCGAATAACGACGCGACGGTCACGCCCCCCCTCGTACGCTGCGCCCAAAAACCCGACACATTCGTGCCGGATCACGTCGGCCAGTACCTTCGGTTCACGGCCGGGTCGAACGTCGGCCGCGTCGCAAGAGTCGTCGGGTACGCGAGGCCGGGTCCGACGGACGGGGGTGTTCTGTCGGTCGCGCGCGATATCGCGTTCGATGCGTCCGGGATTGGGAACTTCATCGAAGGCGAACCCGTAACCCAATTTGGTTCCGGCGCGACCGGCACGTTTCTCGGCGCGACCGCGACGTCGTTCGTCGTCCAGTGGACATCCGGAACCTTCACGGGAGCCGGTGTCATCACGGGCGCGACATCACTCGCGACAGCCGCGCCGAGCACGATTTCGTACGACTCCACCCTCACGCCGGAATCCGGCACGGCCGCTTGGGAGTTCGTTCCCTGGGGAGCCGGGGGCTGGGGAATCGAGACGACCAATCAGGAACAACCAACTGGTGGTCGCCTCGGGTTCCTTGATGCCCTCGGGCGCGAGCGTAACATTCACCGCGGACCAGCAGAAGGTGACTTTTCGTATCGCCGCAAGATCGCGGTTCCGTCGGATGTCGTCTCGCCAGGCGCGGTCATTAGAGCATTCAACCGCGTACTGGCGCCTGTCGGGATCCAGGGATGCCTGCGCGAAGCGGGGCTCGCGTCGCTCCCGGGGTTTTATTACGACCGCCCGGACCTCGGGGACTGGTACGACATGGAGGCCGTGCTGATCGACGGAGCCGTTGCGGCTCCAAACTTCAACTTCTTCGAAGGCGAACGAATCGAACAGCGGGATCCTACGACCGGGATCACGGCGGTCGGGAAGGCGATTCTTGCGTTTCAGGTATCGGGAGTCGGTCCCGTTACGCCTCGGTTCCTCGAATCGATCGCGGTCGTTCAGGGAACGTTCGTCAATACACTGCCGCTTCACGGAACCGTCAGCGGCCAAGTCTACACGCCTCCTTCGACGCTTTCGGGTGGGCCCGACCATACCCTCCGGTACCGGTATCTGTTCAGTTTCTTGGAGATGCGGGCTTTTTTCCTCGTTACGGTCCAGGGGGTCAATTACGGCGAATTTGGGTTCGCGTACGACTCGGGGACCAGCAACGCATACGACTCGTCGCCAGCCGTCACGTTCTACGACGGCTATCCGGCCTCCGCGGGTAACTTTTACCAAACGGTCTGGCAGGTAATCGACACCGTGCGGGCCGGTGGGGTCGGGTTCGATCTTGTTCGTGACGACCTAGGTTGCCCGTAACGATCCTACCGCGGTACCCTCCCGCATGAGCGCGAGCGGACGGAAGACTGAGATCTATAACCCGCGCGAACGCGCACTGTCGTCTGACCTGAACCGGATGCAGGCCTTCCAGGGGATGGACCTTTCGTCGATCCTCGCGTACCTGCTCGACTACCAGGGGGACTTTTCGAACTCGAACGGGGCTGGTTCCGTCGGGGCCGCCAGTACGAGTCCGATGAGGGCCGCGATCCTGAACGGTCTGTTGGTCCGCCCCCAGATGGCATCCGCCAACACGCTCGTCGACCCAGGGGTCGCGATCGTTGTCGATCCCGACAGCACGCCGTCGCCGGACGATAGCCCCTACAAGCTCGTCAACGATCCGGGAGTCCAGACCGGTTCGTCGCTCGCGATGCCGACGAACTCGTCGGGCGGGACCCAAATCTACGTGGTCGAGTGCCAGCGGATCGATACGGTTCTCGAAGCCGACAATCGCGACATCTACAACCCAGCTTCCCAGCTCTTTTCGCCCGCGCTCGTCAACAAGGTCGCGGCATCGCGGTTCGGTTACCGGATTCGTGTTGGGGCGATCGCGTCGGGCGTCACGACCGTCGCGGGGTGGGTACCGCTCCTCGTCGCGCTAGTCCCGAACGGGGCCGCGACCTGGAACGCCGTCCCGTACATGTGGGACGTCAGACCGCTTGCGGCCGATCGGGCCGAGGTGGCGGGGAAGTTCACGCGGGACCGTTCACGCGTCGATCATCACTACCGAATGGTCGCGACCCCGGGCCTTCAGGGGTGGGCCGAAACGGTCGGCCCCGGTGGCCGTATCCTCGGCGGAACCATGACGACGGACGCGGTTTCGATCGCAACATCGCTCGACTTTACGAGTAGCGAGCTTCAGCCGGCCGGCTACGCCGTAACGGCAAACCGCCCCTATTACCTTTGGCTGGCGGAACCGTTTGGACTTCCGCGGTGGTGCCGGTACACGAGCGTCGCGAGCGGAAGTCGCCAACCCGGCCCGCTCCGCGGGATCCCGGTTCTGGCCCCTCATACGAATGGGCCGGTTCCGACCCACAACCAAAACACAATCGCGATCCCGCTCCCGACGGCATTTGGGTTTCCGGCCGGCTCCGCCGCCGGAACCGCGGCGTGCGTGTTTGGCGGAATGGTTAACTCGGCGGGAGCTCCGATCCTCCGGGGCGTCAGCGACGGCAAGACGTTCAACCAGGAATCGGACGAAGGGTCCAGCGGTACGTCAGCGCTTGTCCCGACGAGCTCCACGAGCGCCTCGACCGTATACGACCTCGCCGGCGGTACTCATTACCCGGCGAATGCGAAAGCGATTCTGCTTCACCTGACCACGACCTACTCGACGAACGCCACATCAGCGGCGCTCTGCGGCTATAACGTGACGTTCGACGATGGGTCTGGGAACGTGATCGGGATCGCGGCCGACGGTGTCGTCACCTCCATCGTCGGCCAGGCCTACTTCACGAACCAAGTCGTGAAGATTCCGATCGCTACCCCATACCCGGCGGTCGCGAACAGTGCTGTCAAAATCACGGTCAACCACGGCGGTGGCTTCGCCGGATACGTGGTGGCGCCGAACGGTGGCAACGGGTCCCAGGTTATTGGGTGGGACCTTTGATTGGCCCGCGACTCGTACATTCGGAATCTTTCTGACCGCGTCGGTTGGGTCTGGAAGCTCTGGGGGGTCGTGGGGGCATCCGTGGCGGCCGGATGGGGCGGCCACGCGTGGCTCGGGGGCCTCATGACCCAGTTCGATACCCGCTACCAGACCCAAGCGGGAGCCACTGTCGACCGTGACCGGATCGCGCTCCTCGAGGTTCAGCGGGAATCGAGGGAACTGACGATCGCGACCCTGGAGGCCGACCTCGCCCAGCTGCGGAAGGACTTCGACCAATACCGGGCCCAGAACCCATCGCCGGCACCGCGCCGCGCGGCGCGGTGAGTTGAACGGTCCCCCGGGACCACGCAGAATTCTCGGCATGGACGCCGACATCGTCACGGGAGTCAGTAGCGCGACCCTCGCGGTCCCGGCCGTCATCTCGGCCGTAAAGGCTGCCCGCACGACCTTTCCGAAGATCGACGGCGTCTGGGTACTGGCGGTCGCGCTCGCGGCCGGTTTCGCGGTTTCGTATCTATTCGGCGACGCATCCGATACAGTCCGACAGACCCTAAAGGCCGGTGCCCTCTATGGGCTCGCGGGCTCGGGGTTCATGGAGATCGCGCAGAACGTCTCGACCTTCAAAACCGCATTCGCGAAGAGGTAATGTGAAAAAAGCCTACCCGTTCCTGTTCCTCCTCGGGGCCTGTGCGGCCCTCTCGTCCGACCCCGGCCAGACCGGGCAGGCCGAAGCAGCTCGCGCGGGCGAGGAGATCTCGTGCCAGCGCTACCTCGCGCGGCTCCGCGCCGGTGCCGCCGAAGGTCTTTCGTGTACTGCCGCGAAGGCCCGTGCTGCCGCCGAGAACCCGACCTGTAACCTAACGTTCGAGTGCGGCCGTCACCGCGACCTCGATGGGGGGACCGAATGATCGACTTAGGAAGAATCGTCGAAGAAGCCGACCACGCTCTGTTCTTGCTCGACGAGGTCGCGCACATGATCCCGGGGCCCCGCGGGGCCGCGCTTGCGGCGCTGCTCGATGGGCTGAAGGCCGCGTTCAACGAAGCCGGGATCCGAGAAGCGCTCGACGAGGTTCAGAAGAACGCGTCGGCCGAGGCCCAGAAGATCGCCGACACCTGGCCCGACGAACCGACGAAGCAGTAGGGTGGGTGGCGCCAGACCCTGTTGGGCGCCATCCTGGGAAGGGGGGTAGGGGGGATGGGATAAGAGTGGTTGGATACGCAGTATCCAACCTCATTTGCTTGTTCTTTTATATGTTTCTTTGATTCTTAGATCTCCCAGATCTCTTAGATCAGTAAAGGGTGAGGGTGCTTCGCTGCGCGAAGCACGTATGTGGGTTTGCTTGTCGCAAACTCCACATGGGCGCGTGATCGATCGGCGGGAACGTGATCCGGATCAGTAGGCGGATCCGTACGGACGATCCGGAAAACGGTATACGGACGATCCGCGGACGATCCCGCCGATCGCGATCCCGAAGACCGCGCCGCGCGGCGCGGTGAGCCATCTCGGCCGCAATGGTGGTCGTGACGGTCACGAACCGTGTCGAGGTCGAGGAGGTCCCGGAATCGAGTCCGGTGCCGCCGCACGAGCTCACGGCCGCCCTCCCGACGCTCAAGCGGGAGTTCGAACACCCAATCCCGGCGCTCCCGGGACAGCCCGGTCCGACCGGCGAGATCGACGTAACGTGGCGCCCGATCCCCTCCGGGATCTCGGTCCCGCGGGGCGGGATGGGGCGCGTCCGCCGGATCCTCAGCGCGACCGGAGTCCCGTACAGGGTCGTCGACGCGCGCGCGTCCGGTTGCCCGATGACGGTCCGGCACCGGTACCCGAAGGGGGGCGTACCGTGGGACCACCAAGAACGGATGGTCGTGGCCGCGATGGCCCGGCAGAACTGTCTGCTGCGGGCCGAAACCGGTGGGGGCAAAACGTCAGCCGCGCTCGCGCTCGCGTGTCGGGTCGGGCGCTGGATGCTCGTCATCGTTCACACGAAGGGACTCCTGAAGCAGTGGGTCGAGCGCATCCGGGAAGAATGTGGGCTTCGGGAGATCGACATCGGGATCGTGCAGGGCCCGACCCGCAGGCTCGCCCCCCTGACGGTCGCGATGCAGAAGACCCTCGCGATCCGGCCGCTCGTGGAGGACCAGATGGCGATGTTCGGGACCGTTGTGTTTGACGAGGTCCAGACGGCGGCCGCCGACACTTTCTTCGCGGCGATCGATCCGTTCCCGGCCCAGTACCGGATTGGGATCTCGAAGGACGAACGCCGGCGCGACGGGCGCGAGTACATGATCCGGGACCTCTTCGGTGATGTCGTCGCGGAGGTACCGCGGCAGGAGGTCGTTCAGAAGGGAATCGTGCACGACGTACAGGTCGCGCTCGTCCCGACCGGCTACGAGCCCCCCGGCTGGTACCGGCAGGCGAAGGCGTCCGGGAACCCCTTCCGGATCCGGTGGGCCCACACGAAGCTCCAGGGTGAACTCGCGACCGACCCCGGTAGGATCACGATAGCGGCCGACCTTGCGGCCCAGGAGGCCCGTGCGGGCCACGTCGTCGCCCTCCTGGCTGACCGACGTGCCGCCTGCGAGAGGCTCGCGGCGGGGCTGGTGGCGCGAGGGTTCCCGCCTGGCGTGATGGTGGGGGGACCGGAGAACGAACGCGAGTTCGATGAAGCGGTCCGGAACGCGGCGTCGGGGAAGATCCGAACGGTCGTCGGGACCATCAAGGCGGTCGGGACCGGGATCGACGTTCCGACGCTCGACCGCGCCGTCCTGTGTAGTCATATCGGGAACGAACAGCTCCTCGGGCAGGTCCGGGGTCGGTTCTGCCGGACCTCGGCCGGCAAGGAAGGCGCGAGGCTCTATTACCTCTGGGATCGCGCCATCACGGGCCTGAAGGCGGTCGAGAATCTCGCGCGCTGGAACGACGACGTTGTCGTGCTCGACCGACAGGTCTGGGTGCCGGCGGACGAGTATCTGAAGCGCGAGAAGGCTTACCGGGGCGGAATCAGGAGGACTTGAGATGCTGAAGCGTTCAGAGGCGAAAGCCGCGATCGAAGCGAAGAAAGAACCGACGGCTGAGGCGCCGCCGCAGAAGGTTTCGGAACAGGACGTCAGAACCGTTGTGACGAACGTTCACAACACAACGTCACCGCCACTAGTGGGCGACGAGGGAACCGAGGTAACGATCTCGTACGGCGAAGAAACCTACAGCCCGGTCCAGTTCAACGCTTTCAAGCACGGCCCATTCTTCGTGAAGGTAAAGGTTCGGCCGGGCGAGACGATCCAGGACGCTGGTGCGCGCGCCTGGAACGCCGCGATCGAACTTGCGAAGGGCGCCTACCCAGGCAAGGAGCAAGCGTACCTGGCGAACCTCCGGAAGCTCGGTCTGCTCGTCGGCGACAACTCGAGGAAGTAATGCGGCGACGATTCACGGACGAGCGTCTCGACGTATTGATGATTCAGGCTGAGTCGGCATCCGGAAAGAAGAAAGCCGGCATGACGGCCGAGGAGTTCGCGTCGTCGGCCCCACCGCGGAAGCAAAAAGGCATTCGACCAACTTCCGAGAAAGACCGCGCCCGCTACGAGTCCGAGGTTGCGAACTTCGTCCAAGAACGCGATTGGTCGCGCACCAGACCCGGCCATCTCGTCGCGCTTTACTTGCGCTGCCACGCGCAGGTCTACCGGGTACCGCCGCTGGAGCTCGATGACGGGAAGGAATACGCACTCGCGACGATCGCGGCGACGAGGTTCGCTCGTGATCAGTTCGGCGGAAGCCTCGAGGATGTAGTCCGGTACATGCAGTGGGCCTGGCATCGTGAACAGGGCCGCGAGGCGAAACGAGTCCAACAGGGAACCGGTGGAGTGCGGCTCGGTTGGCGATGGTTCTTCTCGGCCAGCATGGCGACCGACTACCGGGTCGCGAACGCACGAGACGCTGCACGATGAGTAAGATCTTGCCTCCGAAACCACCACGCCCGCTTCTGATCGAAGTGCCGGACGGTACCCTGATGGGGGATCGGGAAGGAAACCTCTGGCGGATCTTCCGCCCTCGATGGTGGGAGGTCCGCCGGTGGAGCGAGTGGTTTTTTGGGAATCTTCGGAAGGGAACCGTCGATGTCGATTTGGGCGGGCGAGTTCGGAAGCTACGCGCGGTAGCGGCCAAAATGTCGTTACCCGGGATCGCGTCGGCCGAGAATCAGGTGCTCGAAGATCTCGCTTCCAAACTCCAGATCCGGCGTCATCCGTAGCGGATGCCCCGTGAAGCTCCGAAGGCTGGCGAAGCGACTCTTGAAGTAGACTCGCTGAACGAGGTCGTGATTGTCGCGGCCGCGTGCGCGTCCCCCGAGCTCCGCCGGGTTCTCGTCTCGCGAGTCCCGTCTGACTACTTTCACGATCCGAAGAACGCTGCGATCTGGTCGGCCATTCGGGAGCTCGAACGCCGGCACCTCGGGTTCGACGTCGCGACGCTCGCGACGCTTTCGGCCGGCGTCGATTCGACTTATCTGGCGCAGCTGATCGAGCTCCGGCCGGCCCCTCCCCCGAACATCGAGCATCACGTCCGGACGCTCGAGTGGGACCGCGCACGAGTAAATGTTTGGATCGGACCCCTTCAGGGACTCGTGACCGCGATGCGGGATCCCCGGACGGAGCCCGATAAGGTAAGGGCGCTCGCGCTCCAGGTCGCGAGATCGTTCGACGGATTCGGTGATCGCGGTCTTCTGCTCGACCCCCAGCAGCTCGTGCGCGACCAGATGGAGGATCTCCGGAAGCGTCGCGCCGGCGCCGCCATCTATCCGTTTGGGATCCGGTCGCTCGACGATCTCGTCGATCAAAAAACCGGCAAACCGCTCCTGATCCCGGGCGCCGCCCCCGGCAAGATCACGTTCATCACGGGCGTCTCGGGTTCCGGGAAGTCCCTGATGGGGGCTCACTTTATCCTCGGGTCGGTCCGACAACGACGTCGTGTTCTGGTCGGCGCGTGGGAACCCCAATCAGGAGAGCTCCTCGAGTTCCTTGCGTGCGTCTCGCTGAAGTGGAGCCGCTCCGACGTGAAGCTCGGTCGCGTCACGGACGAGCAATTTGAACAACTCCGGGAGCGTGAGGAATTCATCTCGAAGTGGGTGAGGTTTCTCCCGAATCCCTTTCGACGTTCGACTTCGCGCGCGTCGAACGAGCGAAACCTCGACATGATCGAGGGCTACCTGAGCGACACCGGCTGCGACGTCTTTTACGCCGACCTCTGGGAGCGAGCGCTCGAGGAAGATTCACCGAGCGACGAGAAGCGGGCCCTGTATCGGCAGCAGGAGATGATGGAGAGGAGCCGATGTCACGGGATCTTCAATCATCAACAGAAGTTGAAGGACGTCGAAGAACGAGAGGACAAGCGTCCGAATCGTTCGACCATGAAGGGATCGAGCGCCTACGTGGAGGTCGCGGACAACCTGTTCGGGACGCACCGCCCGGCGCTCTTCAAGTCGGTCCCGGACAACAAGTTTGAGCTCTTGGTGTTGAAGCAACGTGACGGGCGATGGCCGATCGCGCTCGAGTTCGACTTCGACCCCGACACCGCCCAGATCTGGAGCGGTCGCGAGGTTCCGTTTGGATCATCGGCGGAGTCGGCAGGGGGGCAGATGGAGGACTTCATCGCGGGACCGAAGCGCGAGAAGAAGTCCTGGAGGCGAGATTGAGTTACGACCCCCTCGCGGTCGACGTTCCGAAGCTCCTCGCGGAGCTCGGGGTCGAGGCGACCCACGACGGCGACACCTGGCTCGCGACCTGCCCCGGGGGCCGTCACGCAGACCGTCGACCGTCCTGGCGAATCAAAGACGTACCGGGCCAGGAGAAACACGGGGTTCACTACTGCCACAGTTGTAAGTGGGGCGGGACCGCGATCGATCTCGTCGTCCGGATCTATGGGTTCTCGGGTCCCGGTGAGGCGGTTTCGTGGATCGAGCAGAACGCGATGGGGGCCGGCCAACGGGTCGAGCGTCTCATCGTGAACGTTCAGCCGGCAGTCGCGCCGCGGTTCCGGCTACCCGCGACCGTATTGGTTCTCCCGCTCGCGTCGTGGGCCCCAACGCCGCGTCGATACCTGGTCGAGCAGCGCGGGTTCGATGAACGCGACGTCGAACAGTGGGGGCTTGGCTACGCGGTCGAGGGGCGACTTCAGGGCCGGATCGTATTCCCGGCTCGTGACGAACGGGGTCGGATTGGAAACTACACAGCCCGCACGTTCGTCGGCGCGATGGTCCGGTATCTGTCGGCTTCGGAGGAAGAAGGTCCCGACCACTCCTGTATGTTCGGCGAGCATCTCTGGCCCGACCGCGCCGCGCGGCGCGGTCAGACGGTCGTCGCGACCGAAGGAGCCCTTAACGCGATGGCGGCCCGTAGGGCGACGGGTCTCCCGGTGGCGGCCCTCTCGGGTTCGAAGGTTAATCTCGGCCAGATCCTCAAGCTTGCGCAGTTCGGACGAGTCCTGGCCCTTACGGATCCGGATCTCGCCGGCGAGGCGGCCGCCGACCGAATGAGGGCTGCGCTGATCCGACATGTCGAATTCGGACGCGTCGAACTCCCGAAAGGTTCCGATCCCGCAACGGTCGCGCCATCCTATCTAGGAGAACTGATCCGATCGTGTGGTCCTACCTAGGCAACTTGTTCGATGTTGATCCCGAAGCCGCTCGCCGATACGTGGTCGCCCAGTACGTAAAAGCAGGCTGCACATACAGCGGCGCGGCACGCCTGCTCGGACTTCATGAGAAGTACCTCCATGAGCTCGTGACTCGTAAAGGACTCCGGGCCGAGCTCGCGCGCCAAAAGGCGATCGTGACCGCCATGCTGGCTCCGCCGCGAGACACCTGATGTCGTACCGCCCGACCCCCATCGGCACGCTCGTTCGGTACGACCGACGGCAGGCCCGGAACGACGTTCTTGAACAGTACAGGCTCCTCGGTTGGATTACGTCCGATGTGGCAACGCACTTTGGCGTGAGCAGGCGGCAGATGATCAGGATCGCGAACGAGCTCGGGCTTGCCCGCGCGATCGCGATCGCACGAGCGAAGCTCGTCGGTTGAAAAAGAAACTTGCAGAGGTGTTAAGCGTTCGATTAGTTTAGGGGAAAGTCGCGAGACTTACATAGGTACAGGGCGCGTCATGCTTGGCGCACTGGGACTTTTGGTCCTAGAGTTTTTTACCTAGGACGATTGTCCGGAGAAAGAGGATCACGTGAACAATGTAGGCGCATTGTCATGAGGAGACGGTACGAACCCGGGGCGCGGGTAGCGCTCGACCGAGCTCTCAAAACCATCACGCCGGTCGGCGGTTCGTTCGAGGAATTAGCTCAAGCTTGTCTAGACGGCCGAATTACGTTCGAGTGTTTTTACAAGCAAACGCGTCCCGTGTTGGCGGCAAAAGCGGCCTGGATTCTACGGCGCTGGAAGGCCCCCACGGGTGCCGAGGACGTCGAGCAAGAGATGGCGGTGGCGGTCTGGCAGAAGTTCGCCGAATTCGATCCTTCGCGTGGTGTTTCGATCGGGCGGTTTTTACTTTATGGGGCGGGAGTTGTCGGCAAAGCGGAAGCCCACCGCGCCCGCCAGTGCAACAAGCACGGCACGCGCGACAAGAACCCATCGCGGTACGCGGTCCCGTTTTCGTCGATGCGGGGTGTCGATGAAGGGGGATTCGATCCCGCCGACATGGTCGTCGCGGAACCGATCCAAGAACGGGTTGCGGAGGTTCGCGCCATACTGGCCCGGTGCAGAACGACGTTCGATCGCTCGATCCTCGAGGCCCTTGTAGCGACGGGTGGATCGGTGCGGGAGGTCGCGGGGAAGCTGTTCGCCGGAATCGACGGACCGATCGCGACCAGAATGATCAACCAAGCGCTGATCAATATCGGCTGCACGGTTTCGGACATCGAACGGATGGCGGCCTGACGGGCCGGGAAGGTTTGGCAGACAGATGAGTAGCGAAGCGATCGCGACGCCGGCGTTCCGGGTCGAACACATGAACGAGGCCCTCGTCGACGAGGCAATCAAGAAGTTCGGCGTGAAGGGAATCCCGCGCGGCGCGAAGTTCGCGAACCGAGCCGGTCTACTCCAGATCCACCTCCGGAACATCACGAACCCGGATAACTTCGTCGAGTGCGATCTCTGTCTTGCGGGTTCCGACGTTGACCTCCCGGGGTGTCCGTTTTGCGGCCGAGGCGACGATGAGGCGGGCGTTCCGGAGAAACCGAAGGAGCCCCAGAAGCTCACGCAGGTAAAGCGCCCGAAGCAGTCGAAACCTTCGACCGAGATCGTGAAGAAACCCGAGCCGAAAACCGAACCGGCCCAGAAGGCCGACCTGACGGTCGACGAGGGGAATCTGCTTCGCCAACTCGACGAGGCGGTTCGCGATATTCTGGCGCTGAATGCGGGTGTCGAGGCGTCGAAGTGGCTCCTCGGTAAGAAGATCGCGGAAGTCTTTCACAGCGAGGGCTGGAGGCTCCGCCGTGACCAAGAAGGCGAGCAGTCGTACCGCGGGTTCAATCAATTCGTCGTCACCGAGATCGGGATCGACCCATCGACCGCGTACCGGTACATGGACATCTCGAAGCGGTTCACGGAAGAACAGGCCAAGAAGCTCGGAACCCACAAGGTCGTCGCGCTCCTACGGGTTTCGGACGAAGCAGAACAAAAGAAGCTGATCGAGAAGATCGAGCGCGAAGGGCTATCGTCGCGCGAAGTTCAGGCTGAGGTAAAGCGGCTGAACCTTCCGCGGCGCGAGACTGGTCGGCGCGAGATGCCCGACGGAGCCCCCGGGCGCCGCGCGCTCCCGGCTGGCGCGATCGCGGCGGCCCTAACGCTCGGGGTGAAGAACCTCGGGTTGATGAAGCGCGACGACCCAACCCAGAAGGCGAAGGCGATCGTGGACCTTCCGACCTGCCGACTCGATCTCGACAACGGTGTCGTGATGGAGTTCACGATTCTCGAAGGAAGCGCCGGTCTTGTTTTGAAGGTCGACGTGAAGAAAGAAGATCCGCTCTCAGAGGTTTAGTCGCCGTGGTGATTCCGGCGCTGACGACCGCGTTCGTAGAGCAGGACCAGTTGGTCCTGCTCTACCGGAACGATGCAAACGCCCTGATGCAGCGTCGACTCCCGGCGGAGTGGTCGAGCTTCTACAGGAGGGCCGAGATCGAACCCCATCTGCGGGAACTCTCGAGTTCGCGGTTCGTTCGTTCGGTCGCGGACGAGGGCGATTGGGTCCGGATCCGGTGGAGTGACCGATGGGTCCGGGAACGAGCGTGCTCGCCCGATAGCCCCCTAAGCCGCGCCGGCGTTGTCGCGTTCGAGGCTGATCTTTCACCGGTTCAGCGGTTTCTCGCTGACTCGGGTGCGAAGATCGCGCGGCCGAATTGGTGCGTGGTCGACTTCGAAACCGACTCGCGGGTATCGCCGCGCGAGGCCGCTATTGGGAATGCCCGCCTGCTCTCGTGGGTCATCACGCGCCCGGACCTGACCGACATCACGGGAGTCCTGGAGGCCGATACGGACGAGGCGGAGCGGGATCTCTGGGAGGCGTTTTTTCTCGCGCTCGACGAGTTCGATCTCGTACTCGCCTGGAATGGCGATGACTTCGACTTCCAGCTGATGCCGGTTCGGGTTCAGAAGGTCCGGGCCCGCGTGAAGGACAAGCGCCGGTGGCTGTTCCTCGACTACATGGTGTTGTTCGAGCGGATGAACCGGAACGCCGCTGAGTCGGGTGACGAGAAGGTATCGCTGAAGCTGAACGTGGTCTGTGAGGCCATGATCGGGGAAGGGAAAGAAGAGTTCGATCCTCGCCGGACGTTCGAGGCTTGGGAGGACAAGGGCCGATACAAGTCGCGGGCCGAGATGGTTCGGTACATGCGGCAGGACTCCGCGCTCGTCGTGAAGCTCGACCGGAAGACCGGCTATCTGGCGCTTCACCAGACGATCTCGGAGGTCTGCGGGGTCTTCCCGGACAGCTACGGGATGAACCCAACCCGGTTCGTCGATGGGTTCATGCTCCGGGTGGCGGTCGAACGCGGGACCCACTTCCCGTCGAAGATCTGGGACCGCGAACCCGAGCAGCAGTTCGCCGGCGCCTGGGTAATGGAACCGAAGGACAAGGGGTTCATCGAGAACGTTCACGTCGGGGACTTCAAGAGCCTGTACCCGTCCATCATGATCACGTGGAACATGTCGCCCGACACGAAGGTCGCGACACCGCCCGGTCAGCGGAGTTCCGAGAAGCAGCCCGAGGGATTCTGCCGGTCCCCCTCGAATGGGGTCGTGTTCCGGACCGACATCGCCGGGATGCTGACGGACGCTCTCAAGGAGCTGATCCGGCTCCGCGACTTCTGGAAGAAACGTAAGAGCGAGCTGCCTCCGAATACGGACGAGTGGCGTGACGCTGACCGGAAGTCGATGGCCTACAAGGTCGCGGCCAATTCGTTCTACGGGGTCGTAGGGTCGATCTACTCGAGGTTTTTCGATCGCGATATCGCGGAGGGCGTGACGCAGAACGGCGTCTGGTTGATCAAGCGCACGTCGGATGCCGCGGAGCGACCCGGTCCCCATACCGGTAAGGGCCTCCGGACCACGTACGGCGATACCGATTCACTCTTTATCGTCGGCGGCACCGAACTCGAGTTCGATGCGTTCGCCCGATGGTGCAACGAGTCCCTCTATCCGGATCTCCTGAGGGGGTGCGGGTGTCAGGAGAACAAGATCTCGTTCGCGTACGAGAAGATGTTCGAGCGGATCGTCATCCTGTCGGCGAAGAAGTACGTGGGCCGGCTTCGTCACTACGGGTGGGACGCGAAGCGGGGCGATTGGAACTGGGCGACCGACAAGTCGAAGCCCGAAGTGAAGGGCCTCGAGTGGAAGCGCGGTGACGCGAACAAGATCGCGCGCGCGCTCCAGTACGAGGCGATCAAGATCGTATGCGCACCCGCGCGAGCTGACGCGATGGATCCGGCCCGGTACGTCGAGGTGGTGGAGTGCTACAAGCGCCACGTTCTCGAGGACCCCCTGACGGTCGACGACGTGAAGCAATCCCGGGCGCTCTCGAAGCGGACCGACGAGTACGAGCAGAAACTGAAGAAGGACCAGACGCCGGCGGCGGTTCCGCCACACGTCACGATTGCGCGCTTACTCGAGGAGCGGGGCGAGCAGATCGTGATTGGGTCGAAGATCGACTACGTGATCCAGGACGGGTCGAAAGATGAAGGGAATCTGAAGGCGATCCCGGCGTCCGAGTACGACGGGCAGAACGCCGATCGTCACTACCTCTGGGAGAAGATGATCTGGCCGCCGACTCAGCGACTCCTCGCGGCCGCGTTCCCGCTCCGGGATTGGTCGCAGTGGGACCGGACGCGCCCTCCGAAGAACCAACAGCTCCTCGAGAAAGCCGGCCAGGGTCGCTTCACGTTCGGACCGAAGTCGGCGCCATAGGCCGGCATGCGTAAGCGCAGCGAGGTCGTGGCGGCCCGGGTAGGCCCGCCGTTGGCCGAAGTGTCGAACGAGCCCGAAGCCCCCAAGACGGTCGCGGAAGCCTTCGTGACGGTAGTGCCGGACGGCAAGCCGCGGATGTCGGATGAATTCGAGAGAATCCTGACGCGGGTGCTCGACCTACCGAACGCGGAAGCTGAATACGACCGACTCGAGAAGGCCCTACGGGTAGGGGCCCAGCGGAACGACCTCGGGACCCTGATGGAGGCACTCGATCAGGCGGAAGACAACGCGCGGGTTGCGGATAAGATCGCGGTCAACGCGCAGGTCGAGCGCGACGCGTGTCTGAAGGAATTCGAGGTTTTTCAGGCTCCGATTTGGAGCGCGTGTTCGCTCTATCTGCAAGAGCAAAAGGACTCGGGAGTCCTGAAGTCGAAGAACATCACGGACGCTGACGTCAGGGCGGCGTGTGCGCAGCGTTACCCGGACGAGTACCGGGACTTCGCCCGCCGAGAGGCCACGCTCGACGCGATGGTCCAACACACCAAAAAGCTCGCGGCGCTCTGGTCGAGCCGATGCGCGAGCCTCATGACGATGATCGCGAACAGGAGGAAGTAATGGCCGGTACCGGGATGACGATGGACGAGTTTCTCAACCACTCCACGAGGGGCGGTCGAGGGCAGGTTCTGAAGAGCTGGAAGGACAAGGGGAAGATCCTCGTCTGGTTGTCGCGGAAGTCGCGCATCCACTGCCTCTGGCGTCACCAGTTCATGCGGGTCGCGGACCTGAAGGATAAGCCGGCCGAGATTTGGGGTGACAAGTTCGGGTGTTTCGAGACCGACGAGGACGTCCTGCGAAACCAGAACTTTCGCGACAAGGATACGAAACAGCGGAAGCACCCGCCGTCCTGCGGCTACTGCCGATTCCTCGAGGATCTCTACCAGGAGATCGTCGGGGGTAAGATGTCGTGGACCGAGCCGGTGTTTCGGTTCCGCACTCCCGACGGCCGAACCGAGCGCATCATGTACGCGGGTGGTCTCCTGGGGTTCTTCGGATCTCCGAAGCTCACGGACGACGAGAAGGGCGAGCTTCGCGACAAGGGCATCTTCGTCAAAGAGGCGTGGAAGCAGGTCTCGAAGCCGAAAGCCGAATACGTGTTCAGCGTCGTCGACGACTCCGACGTAAAGTCGGGCGTCCAGATCGCGGTCGAGACCTCCGGGCTCGGCGACAAGATGCGCCGGGTTCTGCGCGACCAGCTGAAGAGCCGGCGTGAGAAGGGGGACCCGTACCAGAATCCGTACCCGTTCCTGTGGGAGTACGACGACAAGGCGGAATCGTTCAACGAAGCCTATGGGGTTATCCCGATGGTGGAGGAGAAGCTAACGCCCGAGATCGCCAAGCTGATCGACGGTCCACCCCCGAACCTCGACCACATCGTCGGTGGGAAGTCCCGAACGGCCGTGCGGGCGATGCTCGAGGAGCACTGTTGCCTCAGCGGAATCGACTGGACCTCCTACCTGCCCGATGAGGCAGCAGAGCGCGACTCGAAGGACAAGGACGCTCCGGAAGTCGGTCATCTCGCGGAAGATGAGCAGGACGACTCGCCCGAGGAAGCAGCGGCGCCCGAGGCACCGCCGGCGTCGGAACCGGACGACATGGTCGCGTGCGACGGATGCGAGACACCGATGCCCGCAACTGCCCCGAAGTGTCTCGCGTGCGGGAAGGTGTACGAGGTCGAGCAGGCAGCTCCCGCGATTCCGCCACCCCCGCCACCCCCACCGCTCAAAAAACGAAGCGAGGCAAAGCGTGAGCTCGCTCAGAAAACGTTTCCGATCCCGACCCCACCGCCCGCACCACCGCCGACCCAATCCGCTCAAACGGCTCCTGCAACGTCACCGGTATCGGCTGGGCTCGCGGCCGCGTTCGAAGGCAGTGACGACGAGATCCCCTTCATTTATTGCGACGTAGCCAGAATGACCGGTGAGCGTTGGTGGAGATGGGAATTCTAAAAGGCCTTATTCCCATGCGAAAAAAGAAAGAAACGGCCGAGAATGAGACGCCGGTAGAGGCAACGCTTACTGCCGGCGACGGGGGCAACGGCGGCTCATCTGCCAGGAACGAACGACTGAAGGCACTCGCGGCCGTGTCGAAGCGCTTCAAAGCGTTTCGCCCGGCTCGCGACGTTCTGCTCAAGGTCGAGGCGGTTCCGACGATCTTCCCCTGGTACGACATGGGGACGCGAGTCGGCGGTCATCCGCTCGCTCGGTTCGGGATCGTCCACGGTCCCTCGAATCATGGCAAAACGGCATTCGTCCTTGGATTAGGACTTTCGTTCCTGAATCGCGACCACTTCTTTGGTCTGATCGATGCCGAGAACACGACACCGATCGATTGGGTCGAGAAGCTGATGGGGCCGAACGCCGATCACCCCGGGTTCAGCGCGATTCGGCCGACCTCGTACGAGGAAACGGTCGACGCGACACGCGAGTATCTCGTCGGAATTGGTGAGGCCCGCGAGAAGGGTCAGATCCCGAAGGACACAACGGCTCTCGTCGTTGTCGACTCGATTCGAAAGCTCGTTCCCCAGAATATCTGGGACAAGATTCAGGACATCGGGGCCGAGGGCGAGAAGGGGAGCGTCGACGGCATGGGGGGCAGGGCCGCTCAGATAAAGGCGGCCATGAACGCGGCGTGGCTCGACGAGGTCACGATGCTGCTCCAGCAGACCAACACCGCGATGGTCGTGATCGCGCGCGAGTCGCAGGATGTCAACGCGGACGCGAACAAGCGGAAGTACGGGCAGGACTTCAAGATCACGGGCGGCGGGGCCCTCGTGTTCGATTCATCGCTCGGGATCCGGGTGACGCGGAAAGAGTGGACGCGGGTCGGCGCCTCCAAGACCGACGGCGGGACCGTCGTGGGGGAACAGCATCAGGTCCGGATCTGGAAGACGAAGATCGGCGGCAAGGACGACAAGCATACCGACACGTACTTCCACACCTCGAACGGCGTTCAGACACCCGAGGGATTCGACCGCGCCCGCGACGTCCTGGAGCTCGGGATGGAGCTTGCGGTCGTGAAGTCGCCTGGCGGTGCGTGGCTCAGTTGGTCGACGCCGGGGAAGCGCTGGAACGGCAAAGCGGCCGCCCTGAAGGCACTCGCGGGCGACCCCGAGATGCTGGGGGCCCTCGAGCGCGAGGTCCGGGGACAGTTCGGCGCCAAGCCGGAAGCGGCAGAATGAGATTCCTGACCACAGGTGACTGGCACGTCGACGCCGTGACGGCTGGGTATCGACGTGCCGGTGATGTTGAGCGAGCCGCGATGGCGACAGCCGAGCTCGCGGTCCGGGAAGGCGTCGATCTCTACTGCTTCAACGGTGACCTTTGCGATCCCGATCTATCGGCCGTCGGAACCATCCGGGGGATCGCGCTCTCATTGAAGATCGCCCGGTTCCTCGGACAGAACGGGATCCCGAACTTTTGGATCTCGGGTAACCACGACGTTCTCGAAGACGGTACCGGTAACACGACTCTAACGCCGCTCGCGGAGGCGAAGCTCGACAAGACGGTCGTGTTCGAGGAACCAGGTGCGCTCACGGTCCCTAACCGAGGTGGGGTCGAAGGAGGGTTTCTTTTTTGTGCACTTCCGTTCGTCGCACGTTCTCGCGCGTACGATCCGCACGCGGTCGTAAAGGGATTCGGGGAACGCTCCCGCGGGACCGATACGTTCCACGTCGTGCTCGGCCACCTTCAGGTCGAGGGTGCTCTACTGGGGTCCGAGACGCTCGACATGCCGCGGGGTCGCGACGTTCGGTTCCCGGTAGAAGCGGTGAAGCTACTGCCTCGCCGGTTCTGCCTAAACGGCCACTACCACAAGCGACAGCAGGTCGGCGAAGTTTTCATGCCGGGATCTCTCGAGCGTCTTTCGTTCGGCGAAGAGCAGAACCAACCTGGCTGCGCGATCGTGGAGGTCTAGGTGGCGAGGCGGAAACCGCAGCAGACCGTGAAGGTAACGGAGGTTCTGAACAAGCACGCGCGCGAGGTCGTAACGATCTCGGCCGATAGCCCATTCTGGGATACCCACGATCGCGATCTCGTTCCGGTCGGGTCCCTCGTTCGCCTGTTTCCTCCCGCCGGCACCGGCGAGAAAGAGATCGAGCTTGCCCTGAAGGCCCTTGAGGGAATCGCGAAGGCCGTAAGGCCGATGCCGGCCGCGCCGCGCGGCGCGGTCCCGGTCGGCCAAACCGAACCGGCGGCCGAATGTCCTGGTGCGCGCGCCGTGATCGTCGCGATGGCGGCCGAGGTTCCGACGCAAAACCGACCGGCGCTCGTCGCGCTCTGCGAGTCCGTGATGACCGAGGTGAAGCTGTGATCGTCACCGAGATCGGACTTGAGAATTGGCTCTGCTACCGGGGCCAGCAGGTTCTGGCGCTGGAGCCGAAAGCGTACTCGATCGTCGCGCGTCGGCAGGACGAAGCGGACCGCTCGAACTGGCAGGGTAAAAGTTCGTTCGTCGAGTCGGTCTTGTTTGGTCTCTACGGACAGCACCGCAAGGAATACGAGGACGATTGGATCACGGACGGCGAACGGTCCGGTTCGGTCCGTCTGCTGCTAAAAGATGGCGACGAGCCCATGACGGTAACGCGTTCGCGCCGGCGCGGAAGTCCGACGAAGCTCGTCGTCCAGATTCCGGGTATCGGCGAGGCGACCGGGGATGAGGCCCAACAGATCATATGCGAGCGCGTTGGGCTTTCGCTACGGGACTTTTGCCGCGGCCCGTACGTCGAGCAGAAAAAGACGTCTTGGTTCGTTTCGGCGAAACCAGCCGACCGGATCGCGATCGTGGGTGAGTGGCTCAGGTTCGCACCCGTCCAGGAGGGCGAGAAGATCCTGAGGGCGAAGGCCGCAGGACTCGCGGATCTTCAGGACGCGGACCGGTCCGAGCTCAATCGGCTCACGGGGTCCGAACTGAAAGGCGACCCTGGTAGCGACCCGGTCGAGGTCGTGCAGGCTTCTTGGCAAAAAGCACTCGAGGATGCGTCCCGTTCGCTCGATGCCGCGGCCCGGGTAGTCCTGGAAGTATCGGGTCGTCGCGACGCAGCGGTCGCGGCCCGGACCGGTCAGCGCGACCTTGCGAGATTCCGAGAGGTGGTTGATCAAGGGACCGCGATGGCGACCGAGCTCGCCGCGATGCCGTCCGAGCTCGAAGTCACTACCGCCATCACGAAGGCACGGGAGGCGCGAGACGCGTCGTTGGCGGTCGAGCGAACCCTTTACCAGGAGGTAAGGTCGAAAGACCAACTTTCCCGCGGGAAGTTCGACGGTGTATGCCCGGTTGCCGGCTGTGCGTGTCCGATCGAGAAACAGATCAATGCCGATAGGGCAGGGAATCTGAAGCTGCTCGAGGACGCGTCGGCCCGGTACGGGGTCGCGAAGAAACAGGCGAGCGACGACGCAACCACGTTGGTTCGCACAGAGGCCGTGCTGCGGAAGCGCGACGACCTGAAGGGACGAATCGAGGCCCATCGGGTAGAGGCACGACGGCTCAAACCGATAGCGAGAGCCGCGGCCGAACGGGAAGGCGCTGTCGATCTGACGGCACTCGACGATGAGCTCGGGAGCGTGAAGATCGTTGAGTCGGAAGCGCGCGAACGGGTCTGGCAGGCCAAACAGGCACTCGATGGGTTTGCGGAGCGGAAGCGACGCGCTGACGAGCTGGTTGGCCGAATCGCTGCCCGGGAAAAGGAACTCGCGACCGCGCGCGAGGCGCTTGCGATCTTTGGTCGCGGTGGAGCCCAGCGGAGGATCGCGGAGGGCGTACTCGGTGCGATCCAGGACGGGGCGAACGGGATGCTGGCGGACTGCGGCATGAGGCTCCGGATGGAGGTCCGGTGGGGGCACGAGGGCAAGGGTCTAGCTGATTCGTGTGAGGCCTGCGGGACTCCGTTCGGCAGAAGTGCCCGCGTGAAGGAATGCGCGCGCTGCGGGACCGCTCGCGGCCACAACGTCGAGCACAGGCTCGACCTAAAGCTTTCGGACAAGTCGGGGGGCGCGGATGATCTTTGCGGGATCGCGTTCCAACTATCGGCTGCCCGTTGGCTCCGCCGGGACCGAAGTGCGGCGTGGTCGACCTGCTTCATCGACGAACCGTTTGGGTCGCTCGACAGCGCGAACCAGCGGTCGTTATCGGCACACGTCGCGTCTCTTCTTTCGAGCCGGTACGGGTTCCGGCAGGCGTTCGTCATCACGCACCGACCCGAGACGAACGATGCTTTCCCTGGGAGGATCGAGATCGTCGGGACCGACCGAGGGTCAACCGCTCGGGTAGTGGCGTGATCGATTCCCGTTCAAAAGGCGCGAAGGCGGAGCTCGATGTCTGCCGCACGTTCGGAGATTGGTGGGGGCAGGTCGAGCCCGGGTGTATCTTCGTTCGCTCGCCCGGGAGCGGCGGCTGGGGGAACGCGAAGTCACGTGGTGAATTCGAGGCGTCCGGCGACATCATGACGTCTGCGAAGCGGTTTCCGTTCTGCGTTGAGGTAAAGCACCGCGAAGGGTGGGCTGAGTCGACGTTTCGGTCGGGCCGCCCCAGTCCGGTCTGGGGATGGTGGCGCCAGTGCCAGAGGGCTGCCGACGAGATGGGGCGAGTTCCGATGTTGTGGTTTCGAAGGAATCGCGAAGCTTGGCGCGTAATGGTTCCGAGCGATTACGCGGGAGGTGGGTTCGTAACGATCGGTGGGGAAGGGTTAGAACCGAGTCGGTGGAACCCACGCCTGCTTCGTCGGCGTGGCGTCGATTACGGCAAGCGAGTTCCTGTTTGGTTCGGCGCCATTCAGCTCCTGACATGCCCCCCAGCAAGGTTCGCCCGGTAGCGAAGGGTAAGAAAAAGGATGCGGTTCAGTCGTTCGAAGAGA